AAGAAGGGAGTTGATAGCTAGGGACAAGTCCTCCAATTAAATCAGCCTTTAGTTCAAGAGCAAATAGAGCTATATCAGACAAAGGCTTTTCAGCATCTGAAGTATTATCTACATTGCCAAGTCCTATAGCATTTTTGTCAAGGGTTTGCCATGTCTTATCTCCTCTATAGTACTGTTGTATAGTACCAGGAGTAATAATAGTTTGGTATCTGCTAACTATCCAGTCAACTATAGCCTTAAGGGATGGGTATTTAATTATAGAGTTTTTATTTGACTCTACTAAAGCTTCTGTAGTAACTTTATTATCTTTAGCTTCAAATTTAAAGTCTACTGATTCTACAGTATAAACTATTGGGTCAGTTCTTAGAGTATCTACTCTTACTAAACCTTGTACTGTTGGTGTTGCATCTCCATAAATTCCTGGGGTTGGAGAAGGTGGAAGTATTGTACCTCCATCTAGATAGATAGAAAGTTCACTTAAAGATGGTTCTTTAATTACACTTAATTCTGGAGTTGCTATAGTAACTTGGTAGAAGTTAGAGTTCTGGGTTCCAATATAAGTTCTATCAATTCCTGTTAGTTTCAAGCCTTGATACATCCCAAATAACTCATAGAGTCCTGTGGAACGGTCTTTTGTAACTGCTACTAGTTTTGAACCACTTAATGAAGTAAGGGTTTGTCTATCTTTAGACTTTTTACTATAAACAGTAAAAGATAAACTGTGTGTGTACCATAAGTTTCCGTCTTCTCTAGTTTCTGGAGTTACAGTTGGGACTACTGAATAATCAGTTCCTTCAAAAATGTGCTGAACAGCACCATCTTTTAAAAAGATGTCTGTTAGTCCTCTAAGATTTCCTAATGAATTGTCAACTTGTCTATTATTAGAGTTTGCTGTTGATTCAAAATCAAAGTCAGAATAATTAATTAAAATTAAGTCTTTTTCAGCTCCAATTGATTCATTAAAGACAGTACAATCTAAGACTATTCCATCTGTGATTATTTTATTTGACATAGGTTTGTAGATTAGTATTATAGGTTCTCTAAGGAGAGATTTTAAATTATATACATATTGATACCAAATTCTAAAACTTTCCTCTTAGAACCTATCTTACATAGAAACCTATATCTAGGTTACTGAAATATTAACAGCAAGTTCTCCTAGAGATGACTCTTTAGCAATCCCTAGTTCTGGAGTAATTAAAGTTACTTGGTAGAAGTTTGAATTTTGAGCTCCGGTGTAAGCTCTTTCAATAGCTGAAATCTTCAAACCTTGGTCTGCACCAAACAATTCATAAAGCCCTGTAGAACGGTCTTTAGCAATCCCAATAACTCTTGAGTCATCTAGGTCTTCTAGAGTCTTTCTAGCAGCTGCTTTTTTATTGTAAACAGTGAACAGAATTTGGTGTGTGTACCAGATATCTCCATCTTCTTTAATCTCTGGAGTTACAGTTGGAACTACTGAGTAGTCAGTTCCTTCAAAAACGTACTGTTCTGCCCCAGTCTTAAGAATAATATCTGTAAGGCCTTCTAAGTTCCCATTAGTATCATCAATTTCTCTGTTTAAAGTAGCTAAAGTAGCATCTTTATCAAAGTCATCATAGTTTACTAAAATGAGGTCTTTGTCCAAACCTATAGCTGCATTGATGGTAGAACAATCTTTTTCAATACCATCTATGATTGTTGAAATACAACCCATAGTATATGTTTTTTTTTGATTAATAATTCTACTAAACTAAATTAGTAGTTAAGAGTGCTGATAACTCTCCTAATCCAGACTCCTTAACAACTCCTATTTCTGGAGTAATTAAAGTAACTTGGTAAAAGTTTGAGTTCTGAGCTCCGGTATAAGGTCTCTCAATAGTAGAGACTTTCAAGCCTTGGTCAGCTCCAAACAGTTCATAAAGTCCTGTAGAACGGTCTTTGGCAATCCCAATAACTCTTGAACCCCCTAAGTTTTCTAAAGTTTTTCTATCTTTAGCTTTTTTACTGTAAACAGTAAACAAAATTTGATGAGTGTACCACACCCCACCGTCTTCACGAACTTCAGGTACGATAGAGGGAGATACTGAGTAATCAGTTCCTTCAAAAACGTGTCTTACTGTACCTAGTTTTAGAAAAATATTTTTAAGACCCTTGATATTACTTCCTGCAGTTTCCCTATTTCCAGCTAAAAAAGTTTTCACTTTATCAAAGTCAGCATAGTTTACTAGAATTAAGTCTTTATCAAGTCCTATAGCTGCATTTACAGTAGCACAATCTTTTTCGATTCCACTAACTATTACAGATGTACAACCCATAGTATATGTTTTTTAAAATTAAAAAAAAGAGGTATCAAAATTAATTGATACCTCTACTTTATTTTAATCTACTACTAGATTAAAGCTGAAGTTGTATAGAAACAAACTTCCTCTGGACGTACAACAAAGATATCCAAAGCAAAAGTTAACAACATACCCCACTCTCTACCGAAGTTAGAAAGTCTATTTACTTCAAGGTTGTTGAAATCAGAAGACATAGAAGTACCCAATTGGATAGCATCAGTTTTCATATCACCAGACATAGAACAGAACAAGATTGTGTTGTCTGGGAAAGATGGGTTTTCGATAATATCAAAACCAGCATATCTCATAACACCTTCTTCAGTAACGTCTACTCCTTTGAAGTTCAATTTCAAACGTTGAGCTGTTCTAACTAAGTCAGCAGTACCATGAGATACCATGAACTTACGGTTGGCTCTTTTTCTCAACGCTTTAGTTTGATACTTGATAAGAATCTCAAGTTTATCAAAAACGTTATCAACAGTCAAAGTAACTCCTAAAGCATCTCCAGCTCCAGCTGAGTGGGCACGGAACCCAATAGCAGTGTTGTTAACATTTTGAGTTGGAGTAGCTGCAGCTCCTTGTAAAGCTGTGTAAGCAGTTGATTTCAATTGTGGAACCAAACCAGTAACTAAGGCTGTACCATTGGTCAATAGGTCTTCTGTTGCTTCAGCAGAAGTTCCTAACATTAACTCTTCTAAAGTAGACTGTACTTCAGTAGGAAGACCTTCCCATTGGAATTCTCCTGCTGGTTGATAGTCTTTCCAGTGAGAGTAGTAGTCAGCTGGGTCGAAAGTTTCGAAAGACTCTACTACTGCCAAACTTCTTTTGAAAGCTTGTTTTTGAGACGTGTTAGAGATACTAGCTGCAGGATTGGCTGACCTAGCTCTCAACACGTTTTTAATATCGTGTTTGTAAGCGTTGTAACCATCCTTGTCTCCTTCATTCATGTATGCAAGGCTTTTTTCAACAAAAATGTTTCCTGTTAATGCTCTTGCCAAAATCCCTACTGGGGCTGAACCTACGTTAAATGCCATAATCTTAAATTTTATTTAGTTTTATTTATTTATTTTTTTGAAACTTAATTTCTACTCTTGACTTATTTTATTTTCCTGAAGCTGCCTTTGCAGCTGCAGCTTTGGCTTTCATTTGTTGAAAGATAGAACCTTTTGGAGCTTCTTCTACTCCTGCTCTAGCTGCTGGTTTAAAGTTTGATACGGTATTTTTTGCTAACATATCAATAGCTTCAGAAGCTAACTCTTCAAACTTTTGTGACTCTCCTTGTTTTGCTACTATCTGAGAATAGTTTTGTGAAAGTTTTGCTACCTCATCCCCTAATGCTGTAAGTTTATTTAAAATCATAGTCATTGGGTCCTCTTCCCTTTCTTCAGCACCTTCAACAGGAGGTACTACTGGAGCAGGTTCAGCTGGGGCACTAGCTACAGCCACTGGTTCTGTTTTAGTAGTCTCAGTTGTAGTAACTTCAGTTTTCATTTTTTCAGTAGCTGGAGAAACTACAGGAGCTGGTCCTTCATTAAAACCAGCTACAGGAGCAGGTTCTGCTGGAATAGCAGGTGGTACTACTGGTGGTTCAGAAGCAGCAGGCGGAGTAGTCATAGCTTCTTTTTCAATTTCAGTGATTACGTAGTCACTAATAGTAACTACTGAACCATCTTGTAATTTAACAACTCCACTTTCAAGTGAAGTTCTGTCTCCTGTTTTATAACAAGAAGGGTCTTGTTGGTAAATTTCAATACTTCCACCTGTCTCATCATAGTAAGATTGGTTTAAGATATTAGAATTCCCAACTAATGCAATAACTTTGTTTAAAATGTTTAAAGTCTTTTTCATATTAATTGTATTTAATTTCTTTACTGCCATAACTTTTGGCCTTTTTTCAATATTTGCTACTTCGTCAGCAAACCCTAACTCAACTGCCTTTTCTGCTGAAAAATAAGTTTCATTGTCCATTAACTCTTTGATTTGCTCTATAGATAAATCTGTAAAGACTTCATAGAGTTCATACATTGTAGACTCTAATTCCCTAAGACTTTTTAGATGTACTTCTAGTTCATTAGCATTGGCAAGCTTTAATTCTGGAATCATTGGGTTATGAACCATTACATCAGCATCTTTAGCTATAAGTGTATAGTCAGCTGCTAACATAATTAGAGAAGCTATACTGTAGGCATTAGCTGTAACAATAGTTACAACACGTATTCCAAGAGAAGATAGATAGTCCATCCACATCATAATCTTAATGCCTTCACTTACATCTCCTCCTGGAGATGCTATTTCAATGACTAGAGTACCTACTGACTTTAAGTCTCCGGCTTGTTTTTGAAGGTCAAGGAGTGTTTGGTCTTCAATTACCTCTTTCTCTAACTTAATGAGAATCCAATCTTCTCTTTGATTTTCCACTACTTCATTTGTTTTAGTGTTTAGTAAATTAATAGAACTACTCTTTACCCAGGAACTGAAATTAATAAGATTTACTTGGTCTATTGTGCCTAAACCAGTCCAACCTTTTTCGTAACAACTCAAGTATGCTTCTTTAGCTTCTACTAAAGTAGAAAACCCAAACATAACTTTATGTTCATCAAAAACTTTTGTAATAGGGTCAATTTGATTTACTATATAAATCAAAAAGTCTTCTTGTAGTCCTGCTAATGGACCTAGAAAGATGTCAATTTCATCACCATCACTACCTATAGTATTTTCAATATAACCATAAGTAAAATATAGTTCTGACTTCCAGTATTTACCTTCAGGAGAAACACCACTTCTAAAGGACCCTTTAGGGCTTTCAATAACAATAGGAATATTCTTTAAAACAACTTTTCCTTTTTGATATTGTCCATTTTCTTTTTGAGTCTTTGTCAAATCTGTTTTAGTTTGACCTTCTGCTATTTCTAGTTCACTCATTAGATTGATGTTTTTTGTTCTTTAAATTGTACTTGATTTTTAAAATCCGAATACTTACCTTCTGAAAAGACAACACTTCTTCCTGATGAGCCTAGTACGTTATTAGCAGCCTGTGATGTAGCACCTCCTTTTAGAGAAGGGTCTACTCCTAATTGTGCTGCATTGTTGGCAGCTAAATCTCCTACTGAAATTTTAGAAACTCCAGAACTAGCTGTAGATGAAATAGAACCAGCTGAAGCACCTCCTGATGTACCACCCTTCTTTTTACCCGAAAATCTAGTTTTCTTAATGTCACTTAAACCTTTAATAATTGGTACAACAGTTGTAGCTGCCCCTAAAGCTCCCATTACAAATGAGATAGGAGGTATATAGGCTGCCGAGGCATTTTTAAAAGAGTTACCAATTGCTTCAGGTGCTGCCATTATCATTTTAGCAACTGCTACTTCTTTAGCAACTCCAAATGATTCAGCCAAGGCATCTATCCCATCAGAGGCTTGTTTATCAACAGAAGATTTATTAGCAGCCACAGCCTTAGCATTCATTAATGCTATTTGATTTTCTGAGTCTTGTTTAATCTTCAGCTTTTCAGCTTCTGTTAGCTTTAGATTAGTTAGTTCAAAGGCTGTTTTTTCTTGAAGTTTGGCTACTTCATAGTCATTCTTTTCGAGAATAGTTCTTGAATGGTTTTCAAAATCAATGTCTCTTAAGGCTTGGTCTTGTTCTAGTTTAGTTAAACCTACTTCATAGATAGCGTTTGCTTTATCTTGTTCAGTTTTTCTAACTAGCTCTACATCTAATAGAGAATACTTTTCTGCAATAGCTTGCTTTTCACTACCAAGTAGGTCGGCAGTCATTAGTTCATACTCTTTCTTCTTATTGAGAACTTCTTGTTCAGCTTTAAGAGTATCAGCTTTTGGGTCTGCAGTTTTCTTCTTACTTATGTCTAGTTCAGCTAATTCAATTTGAGCCTTTGCTTCTCTCTTTTTTAATTCAAGAGCATCCTTGGCTTCTTTTTCAGCCTTGGCCTTTGCATCAGCATCATCTTTAGCCTTCTTTTTAGTAGCTTCTTCAGAATCTTTTTCAGCTTTTTTTGAGGCTTCAATAGACTTTTTCCTAGCCTCTGTCTTTTCAGTAGCTATTTGAACCTCTTGGTCTTTAACAAGTTTTGCTCTTTGTTTGTAAGAGGCGTCAAGTTGTTTATTTTCTCTCTGAAAAGTATCATAGGCAGCTTGAACTTCTTTTTCTCTAGCTTTAATAACTTCATCTGAGGCTCCTGCAGCCTTAAGTTTGGCTAATGAATTTCTTTCTTGTATGAAGGTATTACTAGCTGTAGTTGCACTAGCCTTATCAGTAGCTATCTGTTCATCAAGTAACTTTTTTTCAAGTTTCCTAATACTTTCAGAACTAGCTCCATTAGCCTTGGCCATAGCTAAAGTATGTTCATTCTTATCTCTAATTGACTTTCCAGCCTTATAGAGAGAAAGAGATTCTTTGTCTAATGCTTTAGCTAATTTTTCAGTGTCTTTAGCTGCCTTATCATTTGCATCTGAATTAGCAATTAAAGCTTTGGCTAAGAAATAGATTCCGGCTGTTGCAGCAGCTAATGCTACAATAAAAGCTATAATAGGATTAGACATTACAGCTACATTCCATAACCATTGTGCAGCTGTAGCAACTCCAGTGGCAACTGCTGAAGCTCCAGTAACTACTACACCTTTAGCTTTGGCAGCTATTGATTGATTTTCAACAGCTAGATTAGCTTCTGTGGCTACTGTTTCAGCTGTTTTAGCTGTAGTAATTGATAAGTAGGCTCCTACAATAGTAGACTTCAAAATCTTATATTGGTCTCCAATATTAGAAAGACTACTTATTGCTTGACTGAATGCCATTGCAGCCTGTACTTTTAATAAGGCTTTTTCAGTTTCTTCTGATTGGTCTCCAAATAAAGCCATACCAGAAACTACAGCACTTGTTCCAGTTGCAGCCAGTTCAGTTGCAGCCCCTAAAGCTTTGAACTTCTGGTCAGGATTAAAACTAGCAACTAAGTCAGCATTAAACTGAATTTGGTCTTTTAGTTCAGCAACTGCTTTAGCTGCCTTGATAGCTTCAGGAGAAGTTTCTCCAAACTTTTGAGCCATCTTTCCTTGTTCAACTGTAGCCTCTCTTAATTGAATTCTAAGAGATTTAACTGAACCTTCTTGAGCCTGAGATTTGGCTACAGCTTTATCATTAGCTAGATTTAATTTATCTAGTTGAACTACTGATTGTTCTTGAACTTTAACAGATTTAAGTTGTTCAGAAGCTAACTTGCTAATGGCTTTTTCGTAATCTTTTTCTTTACCAGCTACATTCTCTAATGACTTAACATTATCATTTAGAAGTTTAATAGTTTTTTCTGATAATTTATTCTGAATTTCGATAGCCTTATTCTTGGCGTCTATCCTCTCTTCAAGAGTTTTAGTAGTATTAGATACAGTAGCATTCAATTTAACTAACTCCATTTGAGCCTGTTGAGAATCTATCTCAACGATGGTAACAATTTTATTATTTTCTTCCATAGCTATAAAGGTAGTTTTATTAAATCGACTTTTACTGGGGTCAAATCATCTACATATTCTCCAATCTGTTCTACAATATAGAAGCCTCCAAGGCTTTCAATATAGACTGGGAGACTAATATCAAAATTTTGTATTACAAAGATTGGTAATAAAAAAGTTGCTTGAGCCTTAACAGAAACATCTACTAAATAATAGAGTTCTTTGATACCAATTGGTAGATAGTCATCAGAGTAAATTACATTTGAAATCTTAGCTAGTTCGTCTGCTATAGTTGTATATCCAGCTAATTCAGCATTGTACTGTTTTCTTACTCCTGGTAAAAATTCATCAAACTTACAACTAACTAACCCTACTGAAGTATTAGTATACTCATAATAAGGTTCTGTATCTCCAATAAAGTTTACAGCAGAAACATCTGACAAAGACTTAGCTTGATTCTGTACTAACGGTATTAGTTTAGACTGAAAACCTTTACTTGTAACATTAGTTGAAATCTTGATATGTCCTATATTTCCAGGAAAAGGACTTGACAAACTGACTTCGTTCATCTCTCCAAATTCGTTGCCCCAATCAGTATTATAAAATGGAGCTACATGTCTTTGATGATACTCGCTCCAATCATAATATTTATTAGGTTGGCCTTCTCTAGCTTCCTGTACCCTATTTCTATAGGCTCCATAGGTAAATAGTTTTACTATATTTTGAACTCCATTTTCATCTCTTACAAATGTAAGGAGAAGTCCTTGTTGTTGTAAAACATTTGATAGAAGTTCTTTAACAGAAGTATTTGGAGCTAAATCTAGTAAGCTAACTGTACCATTTAAGAACTGTCCAAATTCATCAAACTGAGCTAGACCTTTAGGTAGAACTTTTTCAACAAAGTGCATATCTAAGATAGCAGGAACATCATTATAGTATTCATCTTCATGTCTAACAATTACACGTAATAGTAGTCCAATGAAACTAGAAGCTCCAGGGGGTATGTTATTTAGTTGAGACTTCTCTCCTGTTACAGTAAACTTTCTATCAGGTTCAGTACCAGCTGACTCTATGGTGAAGAGAGTTTCTATAGTGCCCCCACTTGGAGTTCTCCAAACTGCTATAGCTATAAATTCAGTAAACTCAAACTTATCAATTGGTACTCTTGGAGATATTGTCCCTGTCCATATTACTTCACCTATAGCAGGATTAGTTTCAATTAGTACTACACACTTCTTAGTTGTAGGTTTTTCACGTAAAATAGATAAAGAGTGAGAAGGAATATAGCTTCCAACTTCATTAGGAGTTAGTGAAGCTACACCAATCTTCTTTCCAAACTCGTTAATTGTTGGAACATCATTTGGATATTGAAAGAACATTTCAAACCAACCTTCATTATCATTTGAACCAATACCATGTTTATCATATCTCCAATACTGGACATTACCTGAAGGAATGGTACTAGTTGAAGATGAAATAAACGAATCTTTTTGAGGTGTACTTTCTTGTAAGCCTTTTTCAGTAAGATAAGTATCTCTCAATGCTAGAAAATCAACTCCAGGGTCTAGTCTCAACTTGTATCCAAAGGCTTGTGAAGCTAAATAGAGGAAACTAAATACACTAAAAATAGGTCTTGATTGAAAAGGATTAAAGAAATCAACTCTTCTTATTCCATCTTTGTCTATTTGAAACTTGTCACCTATATTATTTAAGTAATTAGGGAATCTAGCAATGAAAATATCTTTATTATTAATACTTAAATCATCTCCTGTACAAGTACAGAAGGGTGTATTTAGTATTTTTGTGGTTTTATTAAGGTTATAATTACTCAAAATAGTTAAATTAGCCATTAAATCTGGACTAATTACTGACTTATTTAACTCTAAGGGGGTGTTTATAAGTTTCTGTAGGAGTTGTCTAAAGGTAATTTTACCCCATTCATCTACGATTATTAGGGCTTCATCGATAAAATTAACACTAATATCACCTCTAATAGTGTTATTTATCACCAAATAACCCTTCTGTAGTAACTTATCTTTCACATAATACCTGGCAGGAAACTTTCTATTTAAAGCTTCAGCCATTAAAACTGGTGAAAAAGTGTTAATATTTAAAGCTATAATGTTTTCACTAACATAAGGCAACGAAAATGTATCAGAATGATTGATTTTTCTTTGGTTTAGAGTACCAATTCTGTTACAAACTTGGTTATATTTTATAGACTCTTCCTTTAAAACTAATTTAACCCACTCATCACCTTTTAAAATCTCTATTCTAGTTCCCATATTAAGCTGTTTTTTGTGAAGTTTTAGAAATAGACTTAAGATTTACTGAGAAATCTCCTCCAGTTGCCAGGTTATTATATGGTGCTGATGAAGAACTTAGTCTCATTAACTCTAGTTTTCCAGAATTATCAGCAGCATAGTAGATAGCAGGACTAGAATCTATCCCAGAAACAGCTAATAACTCTTTTTGAGATAGTCCTAATGCTTTGAGTTCAATTGTATAAGAAGACTCTATGGATAGGTAGTTAATTTGTACGTATGGGTTTCCATTTTGTCTCTTTGTAGACTCAAACATAGAAACTTCTAATTCACCTTCATAGCTATTTGAAGAGTTTCTCTTCTCAATATCAAAGCCCCAGAACATCCAACCACCAAATCTAGACTTCCAATATAAAACTCCACCATTAGGGAATTCAATTAAAGGAGAACTTAGTTTAGAGATGTCAGGTTGTACGTTGTTGTTACCTAATCCTGATAAAGCTGCTTTGTAGAAGAAGTAATTACTCCATCTCTTGGCTATTTCAACTGTATCTACTCCATAGTATTCAAATTCAGTTAGAGGCTGTTCAGCTGTAACTGTAGGACTAAATTGTCCTAGAGTCCTTCCTCCAATAATAGGTAACTTTTTGATAGTCACTACTTCAGAGCTAGTATCTGTGGAGATATAGAATTCGTAAACATACTTAGAAACAATCATACTTTCATATGAAGTTTCAATTTCTGATATAGAGGCTACTTTGTAAACTCCAGCCAGGTGTAACTGTTTCATTACTTCAGATAGGTCAAATGAAATATCTTTTCCAGAGATTAAATCAATCTCTACATACCTTACTAAAGTATCAACTCCAGCTAGAAAAGGTACTCTAACTGTCTTGTCTTGGATATCATACCTTGCCACCTCTACATAAAGTTTAGTGGCTAAAGGGTTTGACTCTTGTACATTAATTCTAAGAGGTTCAAAGAGATAACTATAGGTTATTTCACCTGTACACTCCTGACCTTGAATTTCGGGTGTTATTATTATTGCCATAAGTGTTTATTTATCTTTATCTTTGAAAGTTTCTTAAACCTTGTTTTTTATAATCAATATATTGATACCAAATCTAAAAGTAACTTTCTTAGAAATTAAATTTGATACCTTGTCTTGGGTTTATAAGATATCTTTGAAATTGATTTCTTTATAAATCTGGTTTACCTTGTCATTAATTACTACAACTAACTTCTTACCTATTCTTTCTTGGTACTCTTTCATATGAGTCTGTAAAGTTTCTTCTAAGAAACTAGGTGCATTAGGAACCCAGTTTTTAGTACCATGTAGACCAATACTGTTTTGGATAGCCCAAGCTGTTCCATCTTGTGAAGAGTTTTCAAACTTAATATTCTCTCTCTTTACCCACTCAAGTATTGATTCAAAGGGAGGTTTCTTTCCAGGTCCACGACCATATCTGGCGAACTGAATGTGTGATGGAGTTAGTAGTATTATTCTTCTTCTTCCACTATCAACATGAATCTCTCCTTTGGTACTACTGTACTTATCAAGTTCACCTGTAACTACTTGTAAAAACTCTTTTGCTATTTCAAGTAGTTCATCAAACTCTTCTTTAGCAGACATCGAGTCCAGTTTTCATTTTCCACTTACACAAGACTCCACTATGTTTTCCAGAACCATGCTTAGGGACTAGTTTATAGCTACAGTTTGTAATTGGAGCTTTATTAGTTCTTTGAAGTGGAATTAGTCTTTCATACAAATCCTGTATAAAAACTTGAAACAGTTGTCCCATTTCAACTGAAGAGTCTTCTAAGTCTACTTTAGCCATAGAAGGGGCCTTCTTCATTAACAAAGCCACTATATTAGACAAAGGGTTATCTAGCATAGAGTTTTCATTGAAAGATAATTCAGTATCTATGTCCCAGGAAATTAACATGATTGGTAAATCAGTAGGTCTAGTCTCCACTGTTGGAGTAGAAGGGTTTCCTTTTTCTGATTTATGTGTAAGAGAGTTTAACTGAACCTCTAGGTTTTGTTCACTGTTTGTAATAACAGCCTGGATTCCAACAGCTTCTGCTGAATCCTTTATTAGTTGTACCATAGTCAAATAGGTTATATAAGAAAAGGTTTTGGTAACCTAGTATAAAGACACCAGTACCACCAAAACATTTTCTTACAAAGGTTGTATCACTTATTGTCCTAAAGATTGATTCTTAGATTTGAATCTAGCTTCAATAATTATTCTCATCTGTTCTTGTACATAAGCTTGTGTAGCTCGACTTAGTGAAAGGGATTTTACTAAACCGTTTGGAAGCTGAATAGCTCTAAAGTAGTCAAGGTTTAAGTCAGAACAAGTATTCTTAATTGTGTTTAAGACATCAAACTTCTCCATCATCTTTCCTCCAGCATTATCATAATCCTGGTCATGAACCTGTACTTGTAAGAAGAGTTTATTCCACTTATCTACTGAACTATTTACTGTCCTATCTATCCAACCATAAAGTCCTAACATATGAATTAAGTCTGAGTCTGAAACAAGTATTCTAAACTTTTTAAAGTCCTGAGAGTCTGAGTCAAAAGGTTTCTTAGTATGAGATTCAAAACAAGATAATGAAATGGTTTCAATAATCAGTTCAGTTATATCTCTTTCACCAGGATTTTGAAAAAGGGTATGTAGTTCAACCATAGCACCAAAAGCTATTTCATCAATACTTTCTGGTCTCAGGATTTTACAATCAGGGTTTTCTTCAACAGACTTTGGGTCCAGTTTTCTAATCTCCTCTGACTCTTTTTGAATCTCTTTTACCAACTTGATGAAGTAGAATGCTTGATACCATCTCACTTTTTTAACTCCTAAGTACTCTCGAAGGATTGTAGTATAATCTACATTTTCTTTCGAGAGTGGAGTTAGTAATCTAAGTTTCATTACTGTCTTTTTCTTTGTAAAGCAGCTTCCAAGGCATCAGCCTTTCTCAACAAGAAGATTCTAGTACTTGGAATAGCCTGGTGTAGATTAGCTTGTACGATTTCAATGTTCTCTTGAATCTCTTCTTCAGTAAACAAGGTTTCGTCAATTACTATTTCTTCCACTACTTCAGCTTCTACCTCGATGTTTTCAATCTCTTCTTGGTCCTCATCTTCTACAACTGGTTCTAGAGACTCAGGTTGTAGTAAAGTTTCAGCATCCAAGATAGCTTCATACAAATCGTCTTCATCAAGACCTTCAGTTTCAATCCCAAGCTCTTTAGCTCTTTCAATCACCTTCTGTAATCTTTCATCATTCAACAACTCTTCGGCAGCTTCCACATCTACTTTTTTGAAAAGAGGTTTTCCAGCTTCAGAGATAAGAGTGTCTCCAATACTAAAACCAGCTCCCTCTAAACCTGGAATCAGGTCAAAGTGTCTTTGTTCAAGTACTGTCTCTCCTTCTTGAAACTGGAATTCAATCACACCCTCTTTCCTTACATCTCCTTCAACAGAGTTTTGTGTTTCAGGGTTTTTGGTCTCCTCAACTTTTTGATTCTCTTGTGCTTCTTTCAAAGCCTCAATTCCAGCATTGATAAGTACTTCTTTCTTCACACCACCTTTCCAGACATGTTCTATTCTTAGGGTGATAAATTCTTCTTTTAAATCAGCAAATGATAATGCTGTTAATTCTTTTTTTAAGTCTTCAAAGTTGATAGACTTGTTTTCAGGTGTGCTCATATAAATAAAATTTGATTAATACTCTAGTCTTTAGTGCTAGGTAGTATGTTATACATAGTATACGTACATAACAAAACCCTAATACTAATTAGGGTTTGTAATAGTAGTAGGTTAAGTTTATTTCTTAGACCTCTTTTTCTTATTAAGACTTTTACTAAACTCTGTATCGGTAGTGTAAGAAACTTCAGCAGCCCTTAGTACAGAATCTAGTTCATTCTTGAATGGTTTCACTCTGTTTGTACTACTGGATTTTGATAATGGGTTTTCAACTATCATTATCAAGTCAGCCATGTCATGGAAAATTTCAGTACCTTTGATGTAGCCTCTAACTTGAAGTAAGTTAGATTTGACAGCCTTGGCATGTTCTAAATCGGTTTTGTAATTCTCGACTATTTGTTTGATTGTTTTAGCTTCTTCTCTAGTTAAGATTACTGGAGCTTCTACAATCTCTTCTTCTTTTCTTACTACTGAAATCTGTTTACCATTAGTGTCATACAAAGTGGTTGTAGTCTTAGTTTTTGTAACTCTTCTCATATCGTTAAATGTTTTTAAATTAGAGTGTAAATATAATAAAAGTTCTAATAAGAAAAAACTTTTATTACAATTATTTTTAAAAACTTTTAATTGAAACAAAAGACTTTAAATAAAGGTTTCTAAGGAAAGCTTTTCTATAGTAATGTACTCTAGTATTGATTCTTTGAGAACCTTTCGCAATCGTAAATTGGAAGTCTAAGGCCTTGTTTTTTCAGAATTGTATATTGATAACAGGTTTGAGAAATACCTTCTTAGATACTTTCATCTATATGTTGTCACATACGTACATAAGAAAACCATCCTTTGGAGAATGGTTTAATGACTTGATGAGTAGTTAAGTTTATCTAGATAAGTTTTTCATTGTCCCAACTGTTTGTTTAATCCTTTCTCTGAACCATCTTCTATCCCTTGGGTATAAGCTCTCTTGTCTAGAAGGCTTTGTTTGTTCTTAACTGTTTTCAAGTTAGTATTCAGGTCAAGGAACTCTTGAACTAAAGTGTCTTTACTAACAATCATTAACTCATAAGATGCTTTCTCTGAAGCTCCCATTGACATATTCAAGAAAGACTCTTTGTCAGACTGTAGCTTTTGATTTAGTCCTACCAGGAACCCTGATTGGTATGATGTTGTAAATCTGAATTGTGATAATGCTTTATCAGATTCTTTGTATCTTCTTTTAGTGATAGCTCTAATCTGAGCTAAGATTGATTGGAATGTCATTACTACAACTTCTCTATCAGTGGTTTCTCCACATACTTTATAGTACTCTACTTTGTAAGGGGCTACATTGATGTATCTTTCATAGATAATAGCTTTACAGGAGTTGGTTCTAGAGATGATATTGAGTAATCGGATTTCAAAGCTCTTAGCCTCCATACCATCTTTCCAAGTACTCTCTATTACTGAGAAGTTGATTTCTCCTTTCTCACTTTTAATATCGTCTTGTTCCAAATTGTACTTCATCATCAGTCTTTGTGCTGCCTTCATGGCATTTTCAACCTCTGATTCTGTTGCCCCATTTTCTTTTGAGAACTCCATTAGCTTTCTGATTTTCTCGATAGCTGATAATTCTTCTTTTGATTTTTGTCCCTCTTGACTTTTCATAACTCTTGATTTTTAAAATTTATTTTCTATCTTTAATTGACTTATTAGTTCTAACTAAACCCCATCTTCTAATAGCTTCTAAAGCTTGAGACTTTTTATTAAAACCATCTACACCTTCATTGTTATTATCTACTATCCAGTACCAAAATGCTTTACCATCTGATGAATACCAACGTTCTATAGTAACAGTTTTAGGTGTCATAATATCTTTCTTTTTAATTATAGTATAAATTTAAAGAGAAAGGCTCGAATAAAAAACCTTTATTACAATTATTTTTTAAAAAGATTTTAGTGTACCAAAACCAAAGACTTTAAATGCTTGGTTTTAAGGAAAGCTTTTCTTTGTCTCCTCCAAGGGTACAAAGATGGTGTTGAGAACTTTTCTTACAATTAAAGTGTGGTACCTACATTTGGAAAAATCTCTATACTGAATTCTTTGTGAAGAAACTATTTTGAATTACCTTTAAAATACCTCACATATATACATAGAGAAGACTCCTACAGTTAAGTAAGAGTCTTCTGAAATTTAGTTTGAATGAACTACTTTAGAGTGATTGGATTCTCCACTAGATTTAAGTCTAGGGTTTTTAACAACTCTATGTGGTAGTTAGTTGTGAACTTGAATTGAGAAAGAGTCTTGTCAGAAGCTTTGTAAGCTTCTTTTGTTGCAACTCTAATTCCTCTAACAAGTTCATTGAAAGCAGCTGATAGTAGGTCGATGTCTTCTCTTGTACCAGTAACTTCAAAGTCATTGATAGTTGAGTTTTTTACCTGTACCACTTTACAGTTGAACTTTTCTTTCAAGATGTTTAGTACGTTACCTTCAAATGATTTGGCTTCAATTCCATCTTTCCAAGTACCGTTTACAATAACAGTAATTTCTTGAATGGTTTTGTCAAACTCTTCTTCAGTGATAACTTCTTCAACTTTCTCTTGTCTTGTCATCAAGTTGATTACTTCTTCATCTTGTTTAGCTTCATCAGTTAAGTAATAGGTTCCTGCTATGTCTCCCTTCTCTTTCTTGGTAACGTTGATTACTCCTTTTTGTTCTAGTGAAGATATAACTCCACTTCTGGTTTTTCCTTTATAAGGTAAGAATTCATTTACTGAATAATCCCAAACGATTGAGTCTAAATCATTTTCCCAGAAATCTGATTCTGACATTGTTTTCAAGAACACTTGTTCTTTTTCTGTAAGACTGAACCCTACTACTTCATTTTTTGTAGCATTGGCTACTGTCCCATTTGACTTTTTCATGACTTTGATTTTTAAATTATTTAACTGAACTAAGTTGGTTGTCTTTGATGTAAGTTTCCAAGGCTTCAATTGTAGTAAAGAACTCGAGACTATTTAAAGACTCTACTTTAGAACCTAGGTCCTTGTAGACTCTATAATTGAATATCTCTCCTTCTCTGTTTGTTAACTGACCTTCTGACCCTGCTACTAAGACTACCATGATTTCTTTCTTTTTAATTATAGTATAAATTTAAGGAGAAAGACTCGAATAAAAAACTTTAATTGGAATTATTTTTAAAAGATTTTTGTTACAAGAATGATATATAGAAATCATTCATGCTAGAGAACAATTCTTCTGACATACTATGTAGTAATTCAGGTTTTACAATATATAATGCAAACACTTCTGCAAATGCTTCACTATAGGTTGATAATGGATGTCTACTCCCTGAGTATACTGATATACATTTTGGAGCTAAATCATTACAAATCTCTCTTACTTGTTTAAAGTCAGAATCATGTCTAAAATTATCTTCAATTGCATGGCCAAACTCATGTGCTATACAAACTGATTCTAAGTTACTACCTACTAGAGACATAACATTTGGAAACAAAAAGTTTCCAAAGTTGTTTGGTCTACTAGGTTGGATACCTAAAAACTTTTCAAGACTATTTGAAATATACACTACATTTTTAGTATAACAACCAGCACTATTTCTAGTGTTCTCTAGTCTTTCAACTGATAGTCCAAAGTGTATATTTAAGTCTTGTAGTGTCATAGCTCTTATCTTTTAATTATAGTATAAATTTAAGAAAAAGAACTGATATAAAAAACTTTTATTGTAAAAACTTTTAAAAGATTTTATTACAAGTATTGCATTTGAGAATAAAAATAAACATATCCTTTTCTTGTTAGTGAAAAGTATTCAAAATATACACCATTTGGAAGAGTAGTTTTTTTGATAACTTCTCCAGCTCCATTTGTTGTAACCTCTCCTAGTTCTTCTAATGTGTAATACTTAGTCATAATTCCTATCTTTTTAATTATAGTATAAATTTAAGGAGAAAGACTCGAATAAAAAACTTTAATTGGAATTATTTTTAAAAGATTTTATTTTATCAATGATAGTGTGTAACAAAAGGTTTAGTTAAAATGGTATTAGGTATTAAATAATAAGATAAACCTCCTTAGAAACTTTCATACATATATATGATTGTAGAAACAGAGGTTTGTTTAGTATCAGATATTGGTGAATCTAGTTAAGTTAGGTTTTTAATTCAGTTGAGTATAAACACAATTAAACTTTCAATCTGTGATTTCAGTTAAGTTGTAAAATCTCTTAGATAAATACTCAACTTAATATAACTCAGATTCTCTAACTTTCTTTAGCGCCAGGTAGTATGTATAACATACTACAATATAAGGAAAAATTCTCAGACTATCAACTTTAAAGTGGGTTATTTTAAGACTTTAAATAAAGGTTTGTATGGAAAGACTATTGGCTGGCTCCTATTAGGGTATCCAGATGTGTAAAAGTTCTTTTCTCAAACCCAAGTTTAAATACCTACATTTGGAAAAATCCCTGTCTTCACAAAACCTAACACAAACAATATTTCACTAACCAGCTTTGGTGGACAAAATAAAGTCTTGTGAAAAACAACTTTTTCCAAAGAAGTTTTTACAAAATGAAAATGAATAAAGGTTAATAAGGAATGTTCTAAAAATAGTTTTCTAAACCAGGGGTTTCAAAAAAGGATTTCTTAAAATCCTTTATCTTAGGTCGTTTTAGAAAAGTCTATCAGTATAAAATTAAGTAAAAGTTTTCTAAAATAAAAGTTTTTTATTCGAGAAGTTTTTATTATATTTATGCTAAAAAGATTGTTATCAGTACTAGGTATAACATACTACCTGGCGCTAAAGAACTCAGACTTAAAACCTTAATTTTAAATCTGAGTATCTAAGACCTAGATTATTTCAACCAATCCTTTGGTACCTAGGGTTTGAGTTAATGGTTCTAAGAACCTGATTCTTTATTCATCTTCCGAGTTATCATCTCTTGAATGCTTTTCTTCTTGAAGGTCTGAGAGACATTCATCAATGTGTTCATTAAAGCCATCTATACTCCAAGTGTTAAAATCCTTGTCATTAATACGACTTAGTTTTTGTTTTGTTTCTCTTAAAATCTTTTGTACTAATTCAACTCTTTCTATCTTAGTCATAACTCTTATATTAATTAAAGTGTAAATATAATTAAAGTAATTCATTAATAAAAGTTTTTTAGTAAGAGATTTTTACTATAATACTTTATTTCTAATAAACAACTTTTATTGGAGTTATTTTTTGTACTAATATAAAGTAGTATTTGAAAAGCTTTTCTCTGTCTCCTATTAGGGTACTGAGATATACGAAAGATCTTTTCTTAGAATTAAGCTTTAATACCTTAATTTGGAAAAATCCCTATTGTGAAAAACATTAATGGACTACAATTATTACTCTAAAGCTTTGGTGGGTAAAAACTTTTCTTTTCACAAACAACTTTTTCCACAGTTATTTTTTAAAAAGTTTTTCCTAACACAGTTTTGAGGTATCAGATTTTTCCAAATTAAGGTATTAAAGCTTAATTCTAAGAAAAGATTTTGTATGGTGGGTTATACCCTAATAGGGTTTCCAACCTAGACTTTATTAGAATCCTTTATATGGTTTCACTTTTAAGTCTAAAATAAAAGTTTCGAATAAAAAACTTTTTTATTAAAAATTTTTATTTTGGTAAAATCTTCTTTGGAAAAAGTTGTTTTTCTGAAAACTAATTTTAAAGGTCAGTTTTAAAGAAAAGGTTTGGACAAATGTTAGGTTTATGGAGAGGGTGAATTTTTCCAATCTAACATTATGAGAAGTGTTTTTGTGAAAAGGTTTTGTCCCTGGGTAGATACCCTTGTAGGAGACAAGAATTATCTTTTCATACAACCAAGCATTTAAAGTCTTTCATTTCGTAAAATTACTTACACTTTAAATACATTTTCACTCTAATTTTATTTCAGTACTGTTTCACATAAAACGTGGCCTGAGTATTGGTTTTGCAGGGGTGCTACCATAATCAATTGATTGATGAATAATTATAGTAGGAAGTTCTTTTTTCATAAGTTTTTTCTATTAAAGTGTTTCTGAAATAGGGTTTTTCTATCCTCAGATTTATTTAAAAAGAAAAAAAATATATAAAAAGGGGAGTTTTCTCCACCTCTTTTGTCAAACCTGTGGTAAACCTGTAGTAACTCCTCTGGTTCAAACCTCCTGGCTTTCTTCACTAAAACTAATCCCAAAGAACTAGAATTCAGAATCACCACTGACTTTCACTTAGTTCTTTTTGAAAATACTAGTAATAAACCTATCTTTTCTTGTAAAACCCTCTTAAAACTATTATTAAAACCCGATTTAAAGTTCTATTCAGAACCTCTGAACCTAATAAACATGGGATAAACCCTAAAACTGAAATAATCTATACCTGTTGGTTGTGTCTATAGCATTTGAACCATATGAGGTTAAGTTTCAGATTTTGTAGTATATTCAATTTCTTTAGTTTTCTACTACTTCATCTTCTCTCCCTTGTTCTCTATTCTTCCAGCTTCTTTTTATCTCATTCTTATTTTACTCTAGTCTGTTTTTGAATCTTGTTTTTGAAAATACCGTTTTTGAAACAAGGTTTTTAAGGCCTTGTTTCCTATTAACGGTCTAAAGGTATTATTATTTTATTTCTCCTTCTTAGAGACTTTCTAAATTAAGTAATAACTGGGTTCCTTCAGGTTCTTTAGTCTCTATTAGAAACTTTTCAATTTCACCTACAATCCATCCAGTTAAATAAGCTTGTGGTTCATCATTTATCTTATCTAGTTGTACTCCACACTTTATAAAAATATCATTTACTAAGTGTACTGTTTCATGTGCTATAATAGGCCAATTGACTACTTTCATTGCCACTATATGACTTCCTTCTTTTGTAGTTCTAAATACAACAGCATCATAAAGTTTGTCTTTGATTTTTGTTCTATACACTTTATTCACTTTCTTAAAATCATCAGTTAAGATGATGATAAGTTTTCCAAAGTATATAGGAATAGGTACTTCTTTTACTTTCATACTTAAATCTGTTTATACAAAACCTTGTTGTCTATGAACCCTTACTGCATTTCTGTTTACAGGTTCTATTGGTCTGTGACTATTAACACCATATCTTAATGCTGCTAGTTCATCAGGTTCGTGTGGTAACTTATCGTTCTTGTCTCTACAGAAAGTTTGATAGCTGAAGTATAGTCCTGTTTCTTTGCTTCCTACTACGACTATTTTCTTATCTTGTACCCTTTTAATGTTTTGTTCTACATTTCCCTTCTGAGCTTTTCTTACACCGTTGTAACCTGCATCTCTTACTTCATCAATAAGTAGTGGCATTGCTGAATCGGCATAGATTTTAGCAAATTTTGGAATATTAGCATTTTTGAGTTTTTGAATCATCTCTTTCATTTTTAATTTAGATTGAGAAAAGATTTCTTGTACATAATAAGTTTTATCGTAGTAGGTAATTTTGATTAGTGATGTTTTATCACTACCTCCATAACCAAAGTCTAGTCCATACCACTCTTCTCCTTTTATATCTCCTAAGCCATCAATTCTATCCCATCCATCATAGATACGTCCTTGAGTTTCAAGTGTCCATTCTGCTAAGATAACATTTTTGTAATAGGTTGGATTTTTCAGTTCTAAGTCTCTGTAACGTTTTACTACTGATTCATTCAGATTATCAATATTATCTAAATAAGTACTATGTAAGTATTCAGTATCTTCTAACCTGTCTAACATTGGAACACCTTCTACAAACCACTCTTTATGTATCCAAGAAGATACAGATGATGTTGGATTGTAAACAAGAATCACTTTCAAAGGTTTTCCTTTAATCCTGATTGACTCATCCACTTTTGAAAACTCCTCAAAACTCTCCACCTCTTCTGCCTCCTCTACAACTAATGTAGTGATTCCAGAAAGTGATTTCAATTTTGCTGTTTGTGTTCCTGATGAACGAATACCTTTAAAGCTAATAGTAGCTCCTGTAACTTTATTAACAATAACTCCATTTCTTTCTACAAAGTCATGTCCTAGTCTTAGTGTCTCTATTGCTGACCTAACATCAGATATAGTTGAGTCTTCAGATGATGACATAGTTTGTCTTAAGAAGAGTATTTTGTGTTTATATTTGGAGTATGTTTTTAGAACCATTCCTAATGCTACTCCAAATGACTTTCCACTTCCCCTTCCTCCATAGACTTGATAGTATCTCTTATCAGTTAAGTTATCTTGAAAAAATGGTTCAAAAGTAGGATTAATTACTAATTCTTCTACTTCTTCTATTTCATCTTCTTCCATAGGCTATTTTTTTACTGAAAAAGTTACTCTAACAGGACTTGGGTTTGTTTCACCATTACCTACATCAAACCCTACCTCTGTCTTTACCTTAGCATCTAGACTATCATCAAGTTCATTCTTATATGTCTGTACTATGAATTTAGATGCTTGAAAGTTCTGTGGGTGAAGAGGGTTTTCAATAATTTCTTGTATGTTATCTACTGCCAAACTAGCTATACTTCTTCTTCTAACTATAAATTCAGCCTTAAGTTCAGGAAAATTTAGGAAAACAGTTTCTAATTCAAATTGAGTAGTACCTGTTGTCTCTCTTATCTGTTTATAGGTTGTAATATTAGTATTTATTCTTAGTGTTTGTTCTACTAAATACTTTACTTCTAATTGTCTTTCACTAACTTCTCTCTCCCTAGTTTTGAGCATGAAACTGTTTTTCATTCTTTATACTTGTTTGAATTCTTCTTCTACTAACTTTATGAAGTAGGATAAGGTTTTTTTTATAATTGTACTGATTACTATAATTAGTACAAGTAACTTATTGATAATTCTAGGGATTGTTAATATGACTAACATAAGAACTATCGTCACGATTGCTTTTGCTATTTTCATCCTTTAGTTTTTAAAATTTTGTGGTACTAGTAGTATGTGAGAGAATCGAACTCTCCTTACCAGGCTGAAAACCTGGTGTCCTAACCGATAGACGAACATACTTTGCTACTTACTAACTGGCCTAGTTAGTCAATCCTCTTGTAGCTGATTTTGAAAAGGGTATGGGATTCGAACCCATATAAACAGGGGCCAGCTGTTCTATAACCATTCTAGCAACCCTTTAAATCTATAGTCAATAATAACTTTATTTCGTATTGATTAGTAATTATATTACACTAAAGTATGTACCTATGATTTCAAGGACTGAGCGTTAGTATAATGATTTAATATGTCAAAGAACTTATGCTAAAGCTGGAACTTTAGCTGTATCAATGTAGATAGCTTGTACTATTCCTAGTCTTTTTACAACGTGAAAAGTTGCTGTTAGAAAAGTGTAGGTTTCATTTTCTACATAATAGTTTTCGTTGTCTTCTTTTACCAGTACTCCTGCTGATACTAGGTCAGCGTATTGAGTAGCTAAGTTTTGTAGTAAAAATAATTTTAGTGTTGCTGCTGCCATCTCTTGTTTTTGTTTTAGTTAATAATGTTTCGGACTGATAGTAAGACTCGAACCTACGGCTTCTACTCCTCACAAAGTAGCACTCTAACCAACTGAGTTATATCTGTCATATACAAAAGCCTCTGTTAAATAGAGGCTTTTGTATTTGTTTGAAAATTACCTAACTAGTATCTGGGATCTTTTTGTATTGTATATTCATTTCCTGACTACACCTTCGTTCTTGTATTCGACAGTAGTCAGTGATTGAATTTTTCGGCAACAAGGAGTGCATGGTATATAATATAGTTTTCTTAGAAACCAATCCTACATCAATCGATGCTGTGTAAAAAGGTTTTTGAAAATCTACATTTTTAACTACAGCTACCTCATTTGAGAAAACTGAAAACATTTGTACTACTTGTAGTTGACTAACCTGAGTAGTAACACCCATAGTTAATTCTACTTTTTGTTTTTGCTCCAGTTTGGCTGTAGTTTTGGCCGTGACTGCTAAACCATCATCCCGATGATTAAAATGAAGAGCGAACGAATTGACTTCATAATTTTAGATATTTTTAGTTATTAATATTAGTTCGATGCCCTAAATTCTTTTCCTCCAAAGGTTCTTATTCTTGGGGTTAAGTTATCAGGTTTTACTTCTTTGTCATTTGGGGTCTCAGATTCTAGAAACTCAAATACTTCTTTCATAAAGCTTTCTGCAATGGCTGCATGTTCATTTGAAACATTTGCTGTAACAGCTTTATCTGAAGCTTCTTTGTCGATGATGAAACCACTATCAGTAAATGTTCCAGGAAACATTCTTAATAATCGTGAGTAAGTAAAGTAACATAAAGCTGGAACTACTAACTCTCTTAAAGCTAAGTCAGCTTCAGAAGGAGCTGGGTCTCTATTAACGGGGTCTATACATCTGTCTACATTTGCCTTCCCTATCAGTCTTTTGAGGTCTAATTGTTGAACAACTAGTTCTGCAGCTTGGATTTTAGATGGGTCAATATCAGGTTGAATAGAACAATAGTCAATTAAAGCTTGAGCTATATTAACTACTATTAGTTTCTGGGTATTGTTTGAGTTATACATAGCTTATTTTTCTTTAATAGTTACTTCATTACCATTTTTTGAAACTACTTCCCACTTAGTATTAGTCTTAAACAATACTTCTTTCTCATGTGACATACCTGAAATTTTAGAAATATCTTTTCCATTTTTATGTTCTTCAATTTTGAATACTACAGAACTGTCTGAAGGTCCTTGATTCTTAGAACTAAACTTGTTTGCTCTTGACTCGTCTTTTGTTGTTGAAGTAAAACCTTTAAAAGTTAATTCTTCTCCAGGTTTCATAGATTCCAATTGACTAGTAGGCATATTCACTCCTCTATACAGTGTACCTTCTTTATCAGTAGGTAGTTTTGAAAGACTGTTATTTAGATTACTGATATACTTTTCATCAACACTATTTGTAGTACCATCTCTGATTGCATAGTTCACATCAAAACCTCTTTCTGTAAAACTAATTATAGTCTTTTCTTCAGGAGTACTTCCCTTTTCAGTTGTATAGTTTTCATTTAAACTAGCTTCATTATAGTCACTTTGACTTACTGAGCTACTTTCTGATGAACCAGAACCAGGGTTTGGCCCACTTCCAGGACCACCCATTACTAACTTACTAATTTTCTTAAGAAGTTTTTTCTTACCAGTTCCTTTAGAAACAGGTTTTACTGGAACTGGTTCTTCATCAAGTGTAAGTTTTTGTAATCTAATCTCTTTGACTGGAAAGACTGAACTTTTTAAAACCCTGTTAACACAACTCTCAATAGTATCTCTACCATTTTGAGTAATTGCATTAAAGACAAAATAAGCTTCTTTTAAATCAGCTGAACTAAAACCAGTTTTTTGGTCTGCTCCTGCTAAGATAGGTGGGATAAGATAAGCTCCTGTGATTACTCTGTGACATAGTTCGTAGCCTTTAGTACAACTTTCAACTACAGATGTGGAAGCTGATGCTCCACTACCTATTTCTTCAAGTACTGTATGTTCCATCTCTTCAGGGGATAGTCCTGTCATTGTAATGATTTTTCCACTTCCTCTAGCTCCTTGGGCATCTTCAATAGATTTCTCTAGAGCTTCCAGGTTTGGGTCTTCTGCACTTAACATAGTTTTTAGTACATAGGAATTGATAAAGCCAGTGGCAGTTTCTTTTCTCATTAAAATACTATTTTCTATATCAGCAAGTACAAAATTGATTGGGGCTTGTAATGTAGGGATAGGGTAACTACTCCCTCCAGCTTCTGAGTGATAGAGTACTTGTCCATTGTAGTTAGCTATTAATCCCTCTTTACTTTTTTTAATCTGTTCTAGTACGATGTCTGGATTGAATCTATCAATCCACTTTATCTTCCCTTTCGTAACTGTGTTTTTAACTGTTCTAGTGACCACTGCATTGTAGCCAAAATCTGAATGGTATCCAAGTTTTGATGCTTTATTCAGTTCGTCAAATTCATTAAACCTTAAGTCAGTAATTCTAATTGGGTCTATTGTAGCCACTTCACCTTTTAAGTTATAGTTACTGTGAATACCTAAGGCATCAAAGTGAGCATAATCATCAGCTAGTATTGCTACCAATCCTTTTAGAGTCATTCCAGTAGAAGATATGATAGTATCTTCACCTTCAAATTTTGACCCTTTATAAAACTTTATAGTTCTATTTACAGCTGATTTGGCTGCTGGTGATTGGTCAATTAGGTTTCTTAAAGTTTGTGGGAAGCTATTATTAGTCCCCCACTTCATTATTCCTAATGCCGTATCTTGTTTAGTTTCTACTTGTGTAACTTCTCTGTGGTCTTGTAGTTTGAATCCCATAGTGTTTTAAAAATTTAAACTGGGAATTCCAGTTGGTTAATACTTTGCTCTGAGTGAGTGATTGAACCTCTACTGTCTAGAATTAAATTCTTCCAGGACTCAGTAAGTTTTGAACAATATAAGACTAACTTGTAAAAGTTGACTTGTTCCTGTTCAGAAATTATTCATAACTTAGTTTGAAGATAAGAGGTGAAAAAAGAAATTTAAAAACCCCGTTTTCTTCATATAGTATGGAGCGTGAATTTTCAGTTTCTAACTTCTTTAAAATCAAGGGTTTAGATTTCAGGGTTTGAATTGGATTTCAGGCCCGGTTTTACTCTATGAATTAGAGAGTTTTTGTATCACGTACGTACACGTAAGATATATTTTAATATATACTTCGTATATGGGGTCAAAGCAAGATAAAAGCAAGATAAAAAACCTCTAAGTCAGGAGAGAGAGTTAAAAGATATATTAAAAACAGTACTAAAAACTATATACTGTAGAAAAAATCTCTGAACTTTCTCTCCTAACACAGGAAATTCCTGGTCAGTATGAGAGTAGTCAAAACTTTTATTTTTTAAAGTGGAAAAAAGGAAAACAAAAAATACCACCGAAAAATCAAAACCGTTGTTCTTTCATATAGTATGGACCGTGAATTTTTATCAATGTTTATGGGGTATTTCATTTACACCAAGAACCATCTTTTTCTTTAATAGAAGCAATGTTACAACCAGGGTGTTTACACTTATAGTACTTAGCATCTTTTATATAGTCAGTATTAAGATAAAGAGGGTTATCATAATCAAACTTACACTTATGTTTGATAAAACCAGATTTAAAGTCTGACCAAGACTTTTTATCAGTACCCCAAGACAAGAACCAGATAGGGCTAATTAAGATAATTAGTACCCATGAACAAATAGTTTGTATTACTTTCATAGCTATTAAAATTAGTTCTAAGGTGTCTATCATAGTTTCTAATGGTTAGACACCTTAGGGTGTTATAATTATATTCATCAAATAAAATCTATCCTTAGCTACTTGATTAACTGAAGAACCATTCTGAGGACTTAACAAGTTCTAAATCTAATGTCTTACCACTTTTGTTTAGATTTGGAATAGTAATTCCTTCTAATAGTTTCAAGTTAGGTTTAGTTTTTTCTATCTGTTCTCTTAGTTCAGTGTCTAAGGCTTTTAGAGGTTCACTTTTCATTAGATTAATGAATTCTTCTTTAGTTAGTTCTAATAACTTATCAACATGATTTGGAAGACAACCAAAAGAGTCATGTATCCAATCAGTATCAACTATACCTTCTTGTACTGTCTTTAATAAAACTCTTCTTAGTAATTCAGCATCTAAAGAGTGAACAAAATTAGGACTGATAGCTGATTTCATTTTTCTAGGTGAGATTTCATTTAAGTATCTTTTTTTAAGAAGAGTTGTTACTTTTCTTGAACCTGGTAAAAGACAACTAATCTGAGTACCTTGTCCTTCTTTCTTCTTCACATGTACTACATAGAATCCATCAGAGGTGTTCCAGGTAGTTGGTTTGTTAGACTTAGTAAGGATAGCACTCATCTTATGAATGTATGTTTCAAAAGCCTTCCCTCCATGTAGAACTCCTACAATAGATTGTCCAATAATTTTAGAGAATAAAGCTGCATTAGATTTAGTTATAAAACTTCTATCAATCTTAAGTTCTCTTAAAATGTCCCAAACCAGTTCTGACCTCCCTCCTTCTGTTCCTCCATAGTTTGATACCATTACAGGAGTTTTACAAACTTTTCTACCTTTTTCAGTTAATAGGTCTCTAAAGAGTTCTAGTTCTTCTTTTCTGTCTACATTAGTACCTTTAAGTAGAGAGTTGGTAATTACTAAAGCTTTCTTTGCAACTAGTAGATAGGCATCTTGTCTGTCCTGTACCCCTTTTTTAATAGTTGGTGTTACATTAGTAGCTAAACAACCATCAAGGTCATTAGTCATAGCTGATGTAAACTGGCTACCTGAATTACAAGCATCTAAGTGGACTCTGCCTTTGAATTCATAGTTTGGATTTTCATAGAATTTTCTAAGTTCTAGTTGATGTGCTAAGAACTGAAAAGGTTCTTCTGCCTTTCTCCAATCTTCATCAAGTAAGATTTTCCCTCTTTCAACTCTTTCACTGAATGAAATCTTATCTTCTCCAAATAAAGAAGTTAAGTAGGCTAAAGCCCATTCTACTCCTCTATCAGTTAAAACTTCTCCATCTCTGTATTCTAACATTGCTTTAATAGTGTCAGAACCTTGTGGTGATAAGCCTACTGGTATTGGATAAACTCGTCCTCTAAAGTCATAGGAGTGAGGGAAGTAGATTTCATCATAGTCTTGGTATAGTTCAGCTATCTCTAATGCTAGTTTGATTGCTCTGTACTTACCTACCTCTGATTCATAATCACTTTTCTCAGCTCTATAGATTTCAGCTTCTTTGAAGTAAGTTTGTTTAAGTAGAAGATTCTCTTCTTTCTCCTTTTCAGACAATTTATCTTCATCTAGGACCCAAATTGATTCATCTATCTGTGGGTACTCAACTTTTACAAAATCTTCAATGTTAGGGAATGAAAGTTCTTCTTTGATAATTTTCACCATCTCTTTGTTCACCTTCCATGGTACACTTTGTATGTGATTAATTGTCTTGAAGATATTTTCAGAATACTTTTCATAATCTACTTTCCCTCTAAATCTAACTAGTTGGTACTGATAAGTCTTATAACCTCCTACTAAACCATTTTCATCATCGTAAGACCAATCAACAGGTCTTTCTATCATTGGTTCTGGAAAGAAAGCATAACAAGAAAGTGTAGTTAATTGTTCTTTAATTTTTGAAGGTAGATTACATTGATAGTGTATTCTGGTCTGTATAACTCCACCCACTTTTTCTTTGACTGACTTAGAGGTTAAGAATTGACAATTATCAACTAGTATTTCAATAAACCTCCAAGTAGATTCAAAACTTAATTTTTTGAAAATCTTCTCCTGGACAGTAACTACATTTGAATATCTAGATACTGTTGAACCTTTTGTAGATATGATTAAGATAGAGGATGTTAATAGTAAAAGTGTTTCAGTAGTTTTTAGTAGAATCTCTTCTTCACTACAGAAGGTTTCTAGTAATTCATCAATGTAAGTACATCTAAGACTAGAATTAATCCACTTTTGTATAGTAGGTGTTAACCTAATAGACTCTTCTAATATAAGCTTTTGTCCTGTTTGTGATTGAGTAACTGTTCTTGAATTCTGGCTTTTAGAGTAGATATCTTTCCAGATTCTATCTTCACCCTTTAGTTTCATTTGTAGTTCATTAGAAACTTGATTCATATAAATTGATTTGGAGTGTTAGTGTTAAGTTTAAAGGTTTGTTAACCATTATCTCTTAGTTAAGGTAATTTGATACCTACTTCAAGAGACAATAGTTTAGATACTTTCTTTTACTATCTCAAGATTAGATTAATGATGAAGTAAATTGCTACTGAAGCTATAAAAGCTTGTTGGTACTTGGTTTTTGACAAAAAGTTTTTCATAATACTAGTTTTAAGTTTTTCTTATAAATTTACCACATAGTGGAACAAGTTCTGTTTTTACTTCAACACCTTTCTTTAATTGTTTTTTGTTAAGAAGGGTAACATCATTCTTAAGAATCTCTATTCTTCTGCCTTGATATCCACAAACTTCTCTATCAGGTTCTTGGACCTTAGTAGAACCTACATACTTATTTTCAATGAAATAGTCTACTGAGTAGCCTATGTGTTCAAATGTGGTTTGATGGATTGACATAATATTTGTGTTTTTAAATTTCTATGGGATAAAATTAAAGTAAAAGAATCTAATAAAAAACTTTTTTAGAGTTTATTTTTAAAAAACCTTTGTTCGTACTTCTCTAACCAATCTGACTCCCTATGGTCTCCCTCTAACTCTACACCTTCTTCATCTACAGGAATATACCTACCTGAATTGTTTTCATAGGTAAAGGTGGCTTCTTCCATTGTCTTACCTAAGTTACTTTGTTTTACCTTTAATACCCTAACTAATACTAAGTCAGAAGAGTTATACCCCATTCTATAAACCACTAGTCCATGGAAGCTCATTTCAAAGAAAGCAGAAGACCCTTTAACAGAATAGAAGTCTGGAACTTCATACTGTTTAGTCTTTTCATCTTTCTTTATTTTAACGGGATGAGCTACTAGGATTACTAGAACATCCATTTGGTGTGAGAAGTGAGTAATCTTTCTTAAAATCTCCTCCACTTTCTCAAACCCATTTAATCTTGACCCTTTTAAAGATAGCATATTATAAGGGTCTATTACTAGATATCTAATTCCTTCATCATTATTCTCTCTAGACTTTTGTATTTGTCTAGCTGCAATCTTCAGGAGGTTGGTAATATCTCCACCCTCTTTTGTAGTATCAATGTGTTTAATTTTAGAGGTAACAAAGTTAAGGTGTTTTCTAAACTCTGGAAGATTCTTTTCAGATAAGTATGATTTACAAGTAACATCTTTTCCAGACATTCTCCTTACTAACTTAATCACATGTTCTTCAGGAGACTGTTCATATCCAGCAACTAATGTTTCTTGATTGTAAAGTCTAGCAAGGTCTAAGATACATTGGTCTATCCACTCAGTCTTACCATGTCCTGGAATACCAGTTATAGTTAAGATTCCACTGCCTCTAAATCTAAAGATATCAGCAAATGTTTTAAGTGAGATTTCAGCTCCTACTCTGTTTCCTTCTCTAGCTACTTTTAAAACTCTTTCTTCAAAGTTAGAATAGTCAACCATTCCTTCAGTATCAGCATCTTCAACTTTTTCTGAACTTTCATTCTCAACTTTCTTCTTAGTTATGTATTCAGAGTAATCATACTCTGGCTCTTCTTCCCAATCCTCATCATCTTCTTTTGTAGTTTTATAAGGCCAAAGTTGCTGTGGATACTTTTTACAAATTTCAACTAATTCTAAGAATCTTGATTTATTTTCTCCTGACTTTTTATGGACAGCTTCTGCGTAATCTATCACAAAAGACAAGTCATCCTTAGGGTGATTGAAACCATACTTAGATAAGTCTAACATAGCCATCTGTAAATAGTGATAGTTATTCGAAGACTTTTGTTCTATGTTTTCAGAGAGAACTATTTGATAGAACTCCTCAGCATCTTCCCAAAGCTTTTTGTTCTTATCTAGTTTTTCTAACTCAACTTTTTCAGTTAGCTTTTCTTTCAAATAAACATTAGCAGGAACAGCATTTTCATTTACTAAAATTGAAGGGTCCCAAGTCATTAGTAGACAATCAGTAATAGAAAGGTAGTCAATAGTTCCATAAGCTGAAAAGTCTCTAGAGATAAATTTTCCAATCTCTCTATAAGTTTCAGCAGTAACTATATCTGGTTCTACATGACATAGTACTTTAAGTCCATTACCACTAGGTCCAACCATTACAGCAAAAACATAATCAAAACTATCCATAATGTCTTGTTTCAATTCCTCAAGGTTGTCTTCTGAGTCATCAATATCAATTATGATAATTCCACTAGATAATATGAAGTCTTTAGCTTGTCGGTAATCTCTAAATATTCCATGTACTGCTACAGCTGGTACTTGTTTTTTAAGTATGTCTTTCCCACTTCTTATCTTTTGTACTAATTCTTTGTACTTTCCTGTTCTAATTTCTTCAATACAATTTTCTAGATTGTAGGGTTTTCTAACTACTTCAGTTTCTGTAATATTTTTGAAGTAACTAATCTCACTCTTGAGTAGTTCCATTTATTTTTGTATGTAGGTTAGTATAAAATCTTTTTCAGTACTATTTTCTCTAGTTCTAAGTAATCGTTTTAAGTCTTTTCCATATCTAGTTTCTTCTCTACCTCTACCCTTTTTACCTTCTAAGATACTATGAAACATAATAGTATAAGTTTCAGTATCAATGAATGATAAAGATTGTTCATAAGATATTTCATCTCCATGTTTGAGGCCTATTTCAGAAGCATTAAGGAAAGATTCTCCAATCCTGGTATGATTTACTTCATCAAGGTATTTGATAAACTTAGACATTCTAAAAACGGTTTCTGGAATAAGATGTTGTCTCATTACAGGCTCATCTTTCCATACAGAGTATCTATTAGAGACTACTCTTTTAATTTCTTCATCTGAATATTTTTCTAAGAGACTATTCAACAATCTTACTCTTTCTTCTGTAGGTCCAAATTTCCTTTGGTACAGATTATTCATGAATCCTAGTACATCTATGATTACTGGTTTCACTTCAAGTTTTTCTAATGACTTGATAGCATTTTCATAACCACTCCAAATAATGAAGCCATCTCTGTGTAAACTGATTAGTTCTTTTTTGTGTTTTAAGAAACTAATTTTAGTCTTAGCTTTTGCTAATGTGAGCTTTGAGTCTTTTTCTTTAAGAAGGAGAATGGTTATAAGAATTCCTCTTCTGACAAGACATAATCTATCATCTAGTATGTCTGATATACCTTTAATATTAACCTTCATAGTTTATTTTTAAGGGATAAAGATAATGAATAAATATTGTTTAAAAAACTTTTATTCAAGTTATTTTATAAAAACCACTCTAATTAAAGAGTGGTTTAGATACTACATTTCTCTAGTATTCTGACTAACATCAGGTATTACTAGTTCTTGTTCTTTTTGACTAACATCATTATCACTGATATAAGCATTATCTAATTCTTCTTCAGTAACTTCTCTTTGTTTTAAAAAGTTTAAAGTAGACTCATTCCTAGATAAACGTAAGTCAAATCTAGGAGGAACATGATGTTCTTTGAGACCTTCTTTATAACACTTTAGTGAAATGTTTGTCACATATGGAGCCTTAATAGCTAAAAAGAATGAACCCATTTTAGGAACCTGTACCCTATTACCAAGTAAAACTTGTTCATACATAATATCCATTAAGTCATCTACTACTTCTTTTACATTATCATAAACAAATCCAGTTCTTTGAGAAACGAGTTTTGCTAGACTAGCATTAGTTAAGTAGGTTTTTGGCTTCCTTTTAGCAAGAGGTTTTAAAACCCTCTTTTTACGGAGGGTTTCTTCAATCTTATCTGGTGTCCAGATGGAGTCTTTTTTCATTATTCTATATAGTATTCAAAATTAGTATTATTTTTACTCTTACCTTTTAACTTATCACTAAGTCCACCTGAATCATGACTTATTGATTCTGCTGCTAATTTAACTGAATCAAAGATTTCTTTTGTTTCAGTATTAATAACTTTCTTCCAGGTCTTTTTATTCCTTAGTAATCTTTCTTTTTTTGTTAAACTATCCCATACTCTTTTAATACTATTTTTATTTCTAAGTTTTTGTTCTTCTTTTTGTTCTTCAGTTAGATTTAGTTTATGTCTTAGTTGACCTTCACTATTCCTTTTTCTTGTCTCTTTAGAATGAACTCCACTTTTATCACTAGTTTCAGTAAGTTTCAAATTAAGTCCGTTAGGTCCTAAGACATCATAAAAGTCTTGATAGTGCCTTTCTCTTTCGTTTAAAAGTGAGATTTCACATTCTTCAAGAATTTCAAAAGTATGATTTTCAAAACCGTGTTTCAAAAAAGAACTTCTTAAGTTTGCCTATATGACAATCAATTCTGTGTTGTTTCCAACGAAACTTAATATCAACACTCTGACCGATATAAATTTTACTAGTCGGAGATATGATTTTGTAAATTCCAATCGTTTTAACTACAAGCTGAGTATCCACAAGAAGAACACTTAAGACAACCTTCTGTCATAATGATTTTTTTCTCTTTACACTCTGGACACTCAATTCCACCTTCTTTAGAATAGCTTTGTAAAACTTTAGCTATCACTTGATGAAATGAGTTAATTGTAGCGAACTTGAATATTGTTTCAGCAACGAATCCAGGTTCAACTCTGTGTCTAAGAAGTGAACTTAACATCCTAGTAGAATTCTGTTCATTCTCAATCATATAGTCACTAAGACTTTGAACTAGAACTTCTCCACCTGTTGACATTAAAGTATAGACCCCTTTACCCTGTTTGACTATTACAGCTTGTTTGAGTTTCTTGGATAACTTGTTCTCTCCACTGTTTGGAATAGCAAATACTTCATAAGGTCTATCATCTAACTTACCAATAAAGATAGCAAAATCATTACCTCTAGAGGTTTTAAAGAAGACATCACATTCAAGTTCAGAAGGTCTCTTAGTTGAATGGTTATACTCAAACTCCTCTTTCTTATTTAAGACAGAAGTAGTAGAAAGTACATTTCCTCTAGAATTATCTCTATAAACAGTTACTCCTTTACAACCTGAATCAAAAGCCATCTGATAGACATCTTTCACCATCTGTTCAGTTACAGATTCTGGCATATTTACAGTTACAGAAATAGAGTGGTCTACCCATTTTTGAATAAACCCTTGCATCCTAACTTTCTCTACATAATCAACATCTGTTGAGGTGGCACCAAAATAAGGAGACTTTTCAAAAATCTCTTTTAGTTCACTCTCTTTCAAGGCAGCTAAAATAGATTCAGCTTTTTCAAAAAGAATACCTGTTGCACCAGCATAAAAATCAATGAAAGTTCTTTGGAAGACTGGAAACTCAACCCACTTGTCTCCAACTTCATCAACATAGTCAAACTCTAGTTCACCAGTAACCTTTTTCTTTCTAAAGTACCAAGGGTAAAACATTGGTTCAACTCCACTAGTAGTTCGTGTAAGAAGTGATACTGAACCAGCTGGTGCTATTGTCAATATAGCAATATTACGTCTACCAATTGATTTGGCTCTATCAATTAACTCTTGTGTCATTAGTTCATTTTCTTCTAAACTAAATAGTCTAGTTAAGAAACCACTAGATTCAATATCTCTATTATTCCAAAGTGGGAAAGCTCCTCTTTCTTCTGCTAATTCAATAGAGGCTTCATAGGCTGTAGTAGCTAATAATTGATGTAGTTTTTCAGCAAATTCTGTACCTCCTGATGTACCATACTTGATACCAAGTGCTGCCATCATATCACCTTCACCTGTAACTCCTAGTCCTGTTCTTCTTCCTTCTACAGCTTTTTTACGAATCTTTAACCAAAGTTCTTTTTCTACTTGTTGGTAAGTTTCTTCAAATCTCTTCTCTTCAATCTCCTCTAAGATAGCATCAATTTTTTCAATTTCAAGGTCTACAACATCATCCATTAATCTCATTGCAAACCCTACATGTTTGGTAAACAATGTATCTTCGAACATTGAATTAGACTGAAATTTATTTGAAACATATCCATACAAGTTTAAAAGAAGTAGTCTACAAGAATCAAACGGAGGTAAAGGAATTTCACCACAATTGGCTGATTTAATTGAAGAACCCAATCTCTCTTTCTTGGCAGTCCACCCATCAAAGTTTCCTACAAAGTAGTTATGGTACTGTTCTACTACCCCATTATAAACATCTTCTATTCCATCTTCTACAATAGATTTTACTGTAAACAAAGGAAGTTTTCCAAAGATTTCAGAATCACGGTTTAGTAAACCAGAACCTTTAGAAGTTTTGTACCTAGAAACAGTACGTAATTGGTCTCCTTTTTTAAGTTGGTCTAATTCTACTTTCAAACCACTCTTTAGATAGAACTGGTGTTTTTCTGTAGCTCTAACGAACTCTCCATCTGAGAAAGTTACTTTAAAGATTCTTTGTTTTTCAGCAACAACAGTTGGAGCTGTCATCTTTTTGATAACAATCACCTTACTTTCACTTTCACTGTAAACTAATACGTCTTTACCTTCTTCAGCTAATTCACGGAAAGATACATACCCTCTACCATCAGCTACAGCAACTAAAGTGTCTCCTGTGAAACAAGGGTTAGTTCCTTTTTCTTCCCAATCGGCGCCATAGAATCTACAAGGAGACTCATTAATGATTTGGTCCCAAAACAAGATACCTGGTTCAGCTGACTTCCAAGCATTGTGACAAAGTTTGTCCCAAATTCTTTGAGGGTCTACTTTTTTGTAATAGGTTTTTTGACCATTGATTGTCTTACCAGGATAGAGTTTATCGTATTCAAATAGGCTCTCTAAAGTAATTTCACCGTTAGAGTCTTGAAGAATGTCAAGATAATCTTCAGTTAAAATTTCATCAAGAGTTTTGTCAATAGGGAATGTTTGATAGAAGTCTTTCTTCTCCATAATACACTTCATGAACTCCTTGGTAATTTTTACAGAAACATTAGCTCCTGTAACTGAACCTGGAGTCATCTTCTTGTCAATAAACTTCTCAGAATCTGGGTGATGAATACTTACTGATAACATAAGTGCTCCACGTCTCCCATCTTGTTGAACTTCTCTAGTAGAGTTTGAATAACGGTCCATGTATAAAGACATACCACAAGACTGTCCTAAGGGAACATTTCCAGCCATAGCTCCTGATGGTCTTAAGTGTGAAAGGTCTTGACCTACTCCACCTCTTCTTTTCATTAACTGAACTTGTTCTTCATCAGCCTTCATAATTCCTCCATAAGAATCAGGATGGTTTCCAATCAAGAAACAATTTGAAATACTCGTGTTTGTAAATGGGTTTCCTATTCCAGCCATTGGAGAACCTTGCGGAACTATATAGTTGAAATCTTTTAGTAATTGATAAATCTCTTCTTCAGAAAGAGGGTTTGGGTACCTAGACTCAATTCTAGCAAACTCTTTTGCTATCCTTCTATGCATCATATCAGGATTCAATTCATAGTATTCAGTAACTTCACCAATTTTTTTCTTCAAAGAGTATTTGTCAATCCAAACTACTGTAGCTAAAGTATCTCCTCCAAAATACTCTAGTGTTGACTTTTCAACTTCCTCTCTAAGATAAACTGTTCTTTCATGTGAGTCTTTTACAATCTTCATTCTTATTTATTTATTTGGGTTATTATTCATACATAGAACTGCCTTAGTTATCTAGGTAGCTAAGATAGTTAATTACTTGTGTAATTTATTATTATAGTGTTTATTATTGTGGTACTTACTGTACTTCCCTTTTCTTTTTCCTGATTGATAGTCAAAAGATTTTTGTATCTCTGGAATGTCTACTATCTTAAGGTTTCTTTCAGAGTTTTCACCTAATATAATAGCTACCTTTTTAACACTTTGTCTAGGACCTTCTTCAACTGACTTTGATATCATTTCAATAAATTCAAATATAGCTGATAAACTCTTACCTTGTCTTGGGTGTTGAAGTAATACTACCTCTCCTTCAGAAATTTCATCTAAACTCCTTTTAAGTCCACCTAATAAATTTTTTTGTTCCATATTATAGGTCATTAATTTTGTTACTGAGACAGGACTCGAACCTGTGCTTACCATCATTAAAATGATGAGCTCTAGCCAACTGAGCTACCCAGCACCTTAGATTTTAATCTTTCTCCTCCCTTAAAATCTAATAAATGTGGAGGTATTACTTACTCTTCTTCTCTGGTTTCTTCTTCACAGTCTCCAAAAACTTTGTCTATAAGACTATTCAAGTAAGAACTTGTGAAAGATTCAGGATTTACTCCTCTGATAATTTCAATCAAAGTTGAGAAATAGGCAACATCAACTCCAATCAATTGCTCTTCTAATACTTCAACGTTTTTTAAATCAAGCTCACTAATTTGGAACATAATTTTGAGAATCTCTCCTGCATTAATTGTCCAACCTCTATTCAAGAATTTCTTCATTCTGATGATAGAGGTAAGTGGATATAGACTACCTTGGTATTTCAAAGTTTTAGTCAAAATTGATTCTAAAGCATCAACGTTTGTAACTAACCCTTCTTGAAAAGTGAAGTAGTTAGTGGCGTGGATAAAGTCAAAGGTTTTGTGAATCTGTTCAGAGTTACCATGAAATCTAAGAACGATTTGTAAATCATCAGTAAGTGAAATAGCATTCTGTGATAAGAAGGCAACTTGGAATTTAGCTGGTTCTTTACCTTCTTCACATAAAAGGTCTACTTTTCTACCTTGTGACTCAATATCTAGTTTAACCTGGTCTTCTTTTAAAGTCAATAATCTAACTAGAAGTTCAGGAGAATAGGGTTCATCAGAATCTTTTAGATAAGGTTGTGATGGGTGATATTTTGGAAAACGGTTTTTGATGTATTCGTCTTTCTTTCTACCATCAAGAACAATTCCTGGACAATAGTATTTTGCTAATTTAATTAAGACATCCATATCTTGAATATAGACATCATAATCATTAACAGGTTGTCCTTGGAATAGTGATGTGATTGAACCACCTGATACAAGAATGTTTTTTCTAACTTCTTGTCTTAAGACTATGTCTTCAATTGTACTTAACCAACCATCTAGTTTTCTTACAATTACTTTTTTAATCGTTTTTCTTTGCATGACTCTTTGTTTTACTTGTTATTTTTACTAGCTAATCTTTTAGCTTGTTGATAATATTTTTCATCAACTTCTGTTGTTTCTCCTTTTTCAGTTTCTACAAAAGATTTGAATCCATTGTGAGTCTTATAGATAGTACGTCCATCTTTAAGTTTTAGTATTTGTTCTTTCTTAGTACTCATGATTGTTGTTTGTTTTTAAAGTAAGTGTCAATAGCTTCAATCTCAACATGATGGTTGGTATATCTCTTTTTTAGTTCAGTATCTACTTCTTCAATTACTGAATTGATAAGCTGAATTGTTTCTTTTGATGAGATACTTTGATGGTCACAAGTAAAAAGTAGAGTAAGAATTGCATACTTATTTTTTACTAAATCTTTTTCACTTGGAAAGAACCAAGCTAGGAGTCTAAAATAGTTTTTTCTAAACATGATTATTCAGATGCTGATTCTACTTCTTCAATTGCAGTTTCAACAGAACCAACAGCATCACCTAAGATACCTGCTAATTCTTCAAATCTTTGTCCTCTTTCAGACTGTTGTAATCCTTCTGAAAGATTATCAAAACACTCTTGTTCTTGTTCTTGGATACTTTCTATTATTGATTTTGCATCCTCTAATAACTGAATAGCTTTTGCTAATTCTTTTCTTTTATCTGCATTCATAACTTTAAATTTTTACGTGAATAATTGTTTTAAATTTCTATGGGATAAAATTAAAGTATTTCTACCTATAAAAAAACTTTTATTACAATTATTTTTAAAAAAGTTTTAAGACCTTAAAACAATAGTTCTAAGGCCTTAAAATTTTCCATCAATATAAGAATACCTGAAGGTAGGTCAAAGGTGTTAAGACACCCTGATGTGGTTTCTAGAAACCACTTACAGGATTAGGCTTTCATTCTATCTAATAATCTTTGTTTGATTTTTTGAGAATCAATCAATTCTTCTTTTGTAATATGGTTTGATAAAAACAAAGCTTTAGTATCTTTACACTGGTAATACTTATCAGCTTTAGGACACTGTGGGGTAGGTACTAGTTTCATTTCCCTATCTGTGAATGGACTTTTCATTAAAACAGTTTTAAAAATGAAATATCAGGTACCCTGGTCTTATGACGTTTATAGTTAGCTAGATGGTCTACTACTAAATTCCCTCTCACGTGTAAGTCATTACGTAACTGTTCTTTCTTAACTGGGTCCTTCTCTTTCTCAACTTGATGGGATTTGATATGTTTCAGTTCAATTTGTAAATACCTTCTTTTTTGTAAACCCTCATGTATCAAAATCCAGAGTTGTTTATTAGCTACTTCTCCTGATGTGTTAGTCCAATTATTACTTCTCCATTTCTCTAAACGGTTTTCAGTAAAAGTCTTTACTACATACTCAGAATCAGAATACACAATCAACTTAATTGGTTCTTGAGAATTTACTGGCATCTTCCTAATGGCATACAGTAATGCCAATACTTCCATTTCCCCTATCTTTCCCTTTGTAAAGCCTAATGAATAAGCCTTCTTTTGTCCAAACAGATTTGGGAAGTAAGTAGCAAAACCTGAGTACCCTTTCATATCTCCTGCAACAGAAGCTGAGCCATCTGTATATACTAAAATTTCTTTCATTGGAAAAGTTTTTTTGAAAAATTAGTAATGAAAGACTCTATTCTGTCTCTGATAGAGTTCTCTCTAAATATGGTTTCAAAAAGTAATCTAATTGAAACAGACATACAAATTACTGCTAATAAAACTAGTATTATAAGTATTAGATTCATAGGTTATTTTGGTTGGTTAATTTCTTCTAGTAGCATTTTTAGAACCATTTTCATACCACTTTGTTCTTTCTCTAAATCAAGTCCTTGGTTAGCTGCTGAAGTCATAATTTCTTTATCTTCCAGCATTTTCCACATCTGTTTGTCGATAGTTTCATCTGAGAGCATGAAATTGATATTAGGTGGTTCTTCTTGACCTGACCTATCAATTCTAGCAACAAACTGTTCAATATCTGAAGGCCTCCAAGGTAGTTCAATTACTAACATATTAGAACAAACTGTTTGTAACCCATCTACACCAGTACCTGCTGAAGCTTGATTGGCAAATAAGAAAGGTTCATCATTAGAAATCCAGTCTTTGATAATCTTCTGTTTCTTAATAGCTGATACTCCACCAGCTAATAACTTGCTATTGAACTTCTCAGATAAGTACTCTAACGGTTCTCTATGGATTCCAAATATTACTAGTTTCTCTTTACTTACTTTCCAGTCTCTAAGATATTGTTCAATAGCTTTCATCTTGCCTTCTACTGAAAGTTTTCTTAAGACACCAAGTGAAACTAATGCCTCTGCCCCCATTGCTTTTTCAGCAGCTTCTTCTCCTTTAGTTTCATGTAAGTACTGTATTAAGTTTTCACTGGCTCTTTTAATTTCACTAGTATTTGTAATAGGTACTTTCAAGATAGTTTGGATAGCTAGAGGAAGTTCAGCAAGTACGTCTTTCTTTTCTCTCCTTAAGTAACAAACTTCTCTCAATTTTTGATTAAGTTCAAGTAAGTTAGTGGCACCAGAACATTCCCATCCAAATTTACTCTTGAAACCATTACAGTATCTTTGTATGTATTCTTCCCAATTGTTTGCTATTAAATGTTCTTTTTTAAGGATAACTAATAAATTCCATAGTTCAGAAGGTTTTGACATTGTTACTGTACCAGTCAGTAGTTGTATGATACAATTTAGCTTTTTAGTAATAAGTCTAACTGCCTTTGACCTCTGTGCTGACTCTTCCTTCATATAGTGGGCCTCATCTCCTATGAACATTTTCCACTTGATGAGAAGTAGTTCTTCATATTTGACTGTAATTCCCTTGCCCTTCTTTTTACCTAGAATATCATAGTTGATAATTACTACATCTGTATCCCAAATTCTTGGTCTTTTTTTAGTTACTTCTGATTCAATTACTGAAATAGTTCTATGTGGTCCTACTATTTCAGCCCATTTCTCAGCCCAATTATATTTAACTGATGCTGGACAAACTACTAGACAGGGGAATGAATTTGTATATTCAGCATAAATAATAGCTTCAAAAGTCTTACCTATACCTACAGCATCTCCATTGATTACACTTCCTTTTTCTATACCATAACCTAAGCTTTCTACTTGATAGTTTCTGGGCTTGTAAGTAAAGTTTATTTCATTTAATGTCTCTTCTAGTTCTTCAACTCTTTCTTTTTCAAGAGAGTAGTCATACTTCTGTATCCCTGTATTGTCTACAGGTTTATTCTTAAAATCCCACTCTACTAAGAATGGAATAATTCTAGGCTTACTCCAAACATCAACAGGTATAATCCAGATTTTTAAAACTGGGTTATACCTGGCGTTGTAACTTACTTCTTTGATTGACTTAATAATAAGTTCATCTTTAAAGTCAAAATCTAGGATAAGCTGCTTATTGATTGTATCAATCCTGTAAGTGTTTTTCATTACTTCATTTTTTCTTCTGAGAGAACTATCTCTTCTGTTTCTAAATCCTGGCTCTTTAGAATGATAACATTCATAAATCTTAGTCTTCGTCTATCACCATAGCTCTGAAGTCTTACAGTTTCTAGTTCTCTAAAACTATCATAGCTAATAGTAGCATATTTTGGATAGAAGCCATCATTTCTTTTTCTGTACTCGTAGATGTTAATTTCTAACTCTTCTACAATTCTTATTTTATTTGCCATCTTCGTCTTTATTTTGATTATGATGTGCTCCATAGTTAAAGAGCATTACAAAAATATTAAAGACTAGAATAAAGATTAAAATTATTTTCCACATAGTTTTAGATATTTGACTTGTTTCTAAATTGAGTTACTGTCTTTGATTTGATAGGTTTAGTACTTGAATACTTAACTTGTTTGCCTCCACTCTTTTTGTTCTTCACTTTCTTTGTAGAGTTTCTTTTCTGTGGGTTAGTTGTAACTACACAAGACCTTTTTAAGTCTTTCTGCATTTGAGCTGTAGCTATTATAAGTCCCCCTAGTATTAGTCTAATATTACTCATACTACCATCTGTAATTTGGTCCTCTCATTCTTATAGGAGAATCTACTATACACTGATTTTGTCCAAATCTTTCTAGAAATCTATGAACTTCTTCTACAGTTTGATTATCAAATCTATAAAACTTTACAATATTCTCTACTCCTCTTTTTCTCATTACAAGTACAATAGAAGGGTCTTTAATATTAATATCAGCAACTACAGTGAAGTCTTTATTGATAAACTTTACATGTTCAATTATCTCTCTATAGTCTCTATGGATATGAAACATTCTTTCAGACTGATGTTTAAGTTGTGTTTTTAGCTGTTCATTTTCACGTTTTAGTTCAGTGATACCTAGAACTTCTTGAATCCAAATTTTTAGTCTACTTTTCATCTCTCCAGTTTTTAAAGAAAGCGTGTCTTGGGAAATCTTTCACTGGAACCATTGCTGTGTAAGTAAAATGTCTACCAATGTAGTTTTCTTTGTTAATAAGTAGTTCTCTCTTAGCTTCATTATCAAACCCATTTAAACCAACAATGAACTCACCAAGGTTAGTTCCATCTTCTTTTGTATAAGATACTAGAAACCCTTTTGCTAAACCTGATAGTTCACGGTCATCTTTCTTTTTAGAGGTTTCTGAGTAACCGAGTTTGTCAACAGTGGTTTCAATACCTTCTTTGATAGAAGTTCCTTCTAATACATTTAGAACTACAGCATCGTATTCTAGGGCATCATCTTTCATTTTTAGAAGAGTTCCTTGTGTAAGACTGTTTCTTCCAAACTTGTATTCATGATTTCTATGAGTAAGTACTAATCCTTCATAACCTTCTTCTAAAGCTTCTTCATACAAATCTTGTAGTCTTTCTTTTGAGACAACCATATATGGAGGAGTCATTTCAATATAGATATTTTTAATCAATCCAGACTCTTTCATTCTTTTTCTGATTTCTGACATTCTTTCTTCATAACCTACTAAGTCAGTTCTATCAAGAACAAGTCCATCAAAAATGTGGATTTGTAGTTCAAGGTGAAAGTTAGTTAAAAAATCAATACTTAGACTATCATAGTCTTTTCTGAATTTTTCTGGGTCTTTTCTAAAAGCTTTAACTAATTCAGTATGATAATCAATAGACTCAACATTCTCCTTAGTAAAGAATCTAAAGATTGAATTGAACTTGATTCCATGCATATAGAATTCTCCATCAACAGCAATGTTAAGTCTTTTCAGCTCTATTGCTATATCCTGAAATCTTTCAATCACTAATTTACTTCCTGGAACTTTTAAAGCTCTTGAAAGAACCAATCCATCAAGTAATTGTAGTCTAACTCCATCTTTTTTCTTGTTGATGTAGTACTGGTCATAATCTCCGTTTTTCATAATGACTTTGTCTAAATCAAATGAACCATCTTTAGGGTTATTAGGAATCAGGTTTGGACGGAAAACTTTTAAAAGTGTACTCATACTATTCTTTGTTATATTTTTTCTTTAGCTTATTATTAGATGCTCTTTCATCTTTTTCACCCTTAGAATAAAAGTCAGATTTATTTAGTCTGTGTCCTGTAATAGGGTGAATACTATGATTCCAAAACTGTTTAAGTTGTCCAGGTGTTACTTTAATTTGTTTCATTTTAGATTACTTTTACTCTCTGTATAATAGTTTGTTTTACTCCTTTATATTCTTCATGTTTGATAGTAGCTTTAATTTTTGTAAACCCTTCTTCATTAAAACAAGGAGAAGTAGTTCCTTTGTAGATGTACTCATTACCTTCTAAGTCATTATAGGTAACTATACTTACATATCCATACATTGAATCATATCCAGCTCTTCTAACTTCTTTAAGTTCTAGGCCTACTCTTTCTTTTTCAGTATGAAGGAAGAAACTATTTTGAACTTTAATTTTGTAGTCATAGTCTCTTTTTGTGATATAACTTAAATTAACATTAAGTATCCACTCCCCTAGTCTATCATCCCATTTATCACCTACGTGTTTGAATTTAACAATTTCACCTAGTTCAATTAATCTTCTTCTAGCAAGAACTCTTCTTCTAAGTGGTTTTGAAGTGTTAAATTCTTTTGGGTGTCCAATAGCTCCTGGTCCTGAAAGTACTCTATTTAGTTGCCAAACATCATCAGTCTCTAGAATATTTACCATCTGTAATTTTCCAAAAGGGAATACAGTATAAGGGAACATCATTCTTTCAGTTTTAGTAAAAGATGATGTTTGTCCTCTTAGACTTTCATCAATCTCTGGCTTAAGTTTATATTTTTTTTAAACTTTATAATAGCTTCACTTTCTGACTTTGAAAGATTTTGTATATATGTATACTTCCAGTCTGTATAGACGTGAGTTCTTACATTATTTATTACTTCAAATCTTCTAATTTCAGTTAGACTCCATAAAGTAAAGTACTCTGTTGCAAATCCAATTAGCTTTGTATTTTTAGCTTCTACTGACATAATAATTGTTTTTTAAATTTCTATGGGATAAAATTAAAGTATTTTCTCCTTATAAAAAACTTTTATTACAATTATTTTTAAAAAGTTTTAAGACCTTAAAATAATGGTTCTAAGGCCTTAAAAAATTCAAGCAATATAAGAATACCTGAAGGTAGGTCAAAGGTGTTAAAACCGTTTCAAAACCTAAGCTACATACCTTCTATAACGATAAACACAGATTAAAAAACTATCTGTCTTATTATCATCAATATTTTTAGAACGAGGTGTTCTTTTGAAATCTAGTGTAGGAGCTAAGTCCTGAGCTACTATGGCTGATGTTGCCTTGGTGTCATGTACCATCGTCTTGCCTGTTGATGAAGGTACTTTCACTTTTTCATAACCTTGGTAGATATAAGACTGCCACTTTTGAGGTCTTACTAGTTCAATCTCTGCTTTCAACATTATGAGTAACATCATTTGGAGTCCTGCTGTGTGTCCGAAATTAAAGTTGTTTTCTGCTGACCAACCTTGTCTCCCTCCAACTTCTTCTATGGCAGCTATAAACTGACAGTTTGGATACTTCTTGTGTATTTCAAAAACCAGTCCTCTAAACCCTTCAGTGTGAAACTCTGTTTTCATTTCAGGTTTTCCTGATTTCAATATAGTACCAGTTTCTATTTTGTGTTCTGGCATTGAGTAAAAATCATACTCATCAACTGTTGGGTCATAAATAGTAATAAACCCTGACTTACCAGGGTCTACTCCTAAAAAAATTTTTTTCTTTTCACTCATTTATTTATTATTTAATGTATGAAATCCCGTTTTCTTTAACTAGTGTTAAAACATCACTACTTTCTTTAAGTGCAATGTGAGTAATAAGTAGAACAGGAATTGATAACAATTTAGCTGATTCAATAAGACTTACTATACCAGCTGAGTCTACACCTTCAAACACCTCATCAATAGCTAAGAAATCTAGTCCTCCATAAGGGTGAGTTTCATTTATCATGAAACGATTAGCTAAGATTGAACTAAATAGTAGACGTCCTCTTTCTCCTCCACTGAAGGATGAAAAAGTCCTTTCAATATTACGTATAATAATAGCATTAATCTCCTCTTTGATAGTTCCATCAGCTTTTACTTTGAATCCTTCAATTTTAACTACAAGGTCTGAGTTCATTCCTTGTAAGTATCTATTACAATGGTACTCCATTACTCCTAATGATTTATTAGCTAAGTACATTCTAAACTGTTTAAAGTTTTGAATCCAAAGCTTTTTATTAGTAAGTTCTGTTTCTTTTTGTAACAGATTTAACTGGTGTGTTGAAAGTTGTTTTTTGTACATTACTAAGTCATCTTCAAGCTTTTTGATTAGTTCAGTATTAATAGACACTTCAAGAGTCTTTTTACTTTCTTCGATTAGAGTAATCTCTTTTTCTTTTAGCTTGATTTCACTCTTAACATTTTTGACTTGAACATCTACTTGTTTTAACTCTTCTTCAAGTGTAACAATATCAGCTATTCTCTTCTTTTCAGTTAGTTCAAGACTCTTTAGTTTCAAGTTCTCACTATCAAGTTTTGTTTGGATTTCATTTAGACTTTTGGTACACTGGTTTAAAGATACTGAAAGTTTATTCTTATCTTCATTTGACTGTTTCTCTTCACTATTGATTGAAGAAATGTTAGTCTCTAGCTCCTGAATAGTTTTTGAAACTGAATCAATGAATCCTTGTTGTTCTTCTACAGAAATAAAAGACTTTTCTTTTAGTTCTAGTGCCCCCTTTTTCTTAGTTTTCAAAGTTTCAAGGTCACCATCTAAGATGAATTCATGTTGACAATTAGGACAAACTATAGCTCCACCAAGCTTTACCTCTAATCCTTGTATAAAAGTAAGTACCTTAGTATACAAAGTATCTTTCTCTTTTTTAGCTACCTTCAGTAATTCTAACTTTTCCTTTTCAGTTAACTTATCTTTTTCAAGTAAGTCTCTTTTTGATTTGAAGTCAATATCTTTAAACTTATCTAGCAAATCTTTTGCTGACTGTACAGATTTTGAACTAATCTGTAGTTCTGTACTTATCTTTTGGATACTGGTTTCAATCTCAACTTTCTTAGTAGAGTTAGCTTTTTCTTCTAACTTGAGTTCATCAATACGCTTTTGAGTAATAGGTTTAGAAGATTCTTTAGTTTTAATACTGTTCTCAAGAGTAACAATACTAAGTCTAACTTCCTCAATCTCTTCATCTAACTCTTCAGTTTTTTCTTCTAACTCTAACTCTAAATCTCTCTCTTGTTCAGTTTTTAAGTTTTCTTCTGTCAACTCAATCTTACCTACAACAGTTCCAGCTAGTGTTCTGAGTCCACTTATCTGTTCATCAAGTTCAGTAGTATCAATCTCTTCAAGTCCTTGTACTATACTAGCATCTGAAAATCGATTAATAAGAGCAACCTTCTCAGTATTAGAAGATTTGAAAAAGGATTTGAAACGGGTATTGTTAATAATGAAGTAATTAAATAAGTCTTCTTTTGAAATAGCAAACCAGTCTGAGATTTTGTTCTTCCCATCATTTACACTAGAAAAACTAACAGGTTCCCAACTTTCAGAGCCATACTTTTGAATCTTGAGTCTTAGAGTATTTGAATCTTTAAGATTGATAGACCAGTCTATATGTAGTCTTTCTTTACGATAGTCACAACTGGCGAATAATTGTATATTGGCTTGTTTTTTACCATACGTTATGAGTTCAGAGTCATTTACTCCTCTACTATTTGAAGCTGTGATACACTGTTCTATTCCTGTTTGTAAACCAGATTTTCCTGTACCATTAGTTTCTTGTTCGTCATCAGTTAAGTTTATTCCTTGTACAAGTAAAGGTTTAGCTTCAAATGAATAGTCAAGTTCATCAAAACTTAAAAAGTCTTTTAATATTAGTCTGTCTAGTCTCATAGTTATAAATTTAAGTACACTATACTTAGTAAAAAAACTATCCAATATAGATTGTAGAGTAGTAAAGTAGTATAATTAATTGAACCTATTTTACTACACCAAGAATCATCTGACTTAATAGTGTCCTTCAAAACTAATAATAGAACTAACCCTATTAAAGGAAAGAAGAAGGCTATTTTAAGTATTATTGGAATTGTTTTCATAATTACTTAGTTAAAGTTTATTGCAGAACAAGCTGTATCACCAATATTAATACTAGTATACTTTGTGTATGATACTGAGTAAGTTTGACCATCACTCAAAGTAACATAAAGTCTAGAAGGAGAGTAGTTTTTATCAACTCTTTTTCCAGTGACTGTAGGACAACTATACTCTTCAGAATCAGGGCTACAGCTAAACAAAGTACTTAGAAGTACTATTAATAAAACAGAAATACAAACAGTGTTTTTTACTGTTTCAATTCCTTTATCATTCTTTGCAAAGAAGATAGCTAATATGAATAATTTTTTCATAATATTTGATTTAAGTTAATGTTTTGTGGAGACGGCAGGAATCGAACCTGCAACCTTCAACTAGACTCCTCTGATTAGGCCTTAGTTGATGCTCTACCTATCGAGCTCCATCCCCTTATTGTTATTGTTTTATTAAATATTTGAATAGTTTTGTATCTTCATCTTCTCTAACTTCAGCTATACAAATTGCTATTTGATATAGTCCAATTTGTCTTCTTCTACGAATATCATTAGTATTAGTCATTTCAAAAATTAATGTATTAATAGTATTATTTTCTAGAACTATTACATTACCATCAAAGTCTTCTGTAGCATATAATAATACTTGAGGAATATTATTATCATATCTACTAATAATATTTATATCTCTATAACCTGTTGTTATATTTACAAAATCCTTACGAATATTAATAAGTTCATTTAGAAAATTTATAGTAAAATATTTAATTTGAGTTTTCATAATAATTGTTTTTAAATTTCTATGGGATAAAATTAAAGTATTTTCTCCTTATAAAAAACTTTTATTCCAATTATTTTTAAAAAAGTTTTAAGACCTTAAAACAATGGTTCTAAGGCCTTAAAATTTTACATCGGTATAAGAATACCAGAAGGTGACTAGAATAGGTTAAAATACCTTGATGTGGTTTCTTATGAAAGGTTTTTCAAATCTTCTTTCATTTCATCTACAATGTCTGGATTTTCATTTAAAACAACTCTCAAAGCTTTGATTCCATTAGCTAAGTTAGTACCTTTATAAGAAAACCAGGCACCTTTCTTAATGACTATTTCATTAAAGATTAAGACTTCCATAAGTCCTGTTAAAGTATCAACTCCAACTCCATAAATGATATCATTTTGAATCCACTTAAATGGAGGAATAATCTTATTCTTCACAACTGTAATATGTTGTTTGAAACCAACTACCTCTTCACCTTCTTTCAATTGACCCTTGTTTTTAATCTCAAGTCTTTGGGTAGCATAGAATTTCAAAGCTTTACCTCCAGGAGTAATAGTAGGGGGACCATACATTGTAATAGTGTCTCTTAACTGATTTGTAAAGATGATGGTACACCCAACTGTAGAAGCTGACCCTGAAACCATTTTCATAGCCTGACCCATCATTCTTGCCTGTAAACCCATCTTGGTTTCTCCAGCCTCTCCATCAAGTTCAGCTTTTGGAATCATAGCAGCAACTGAATCAATAATAACTAAGTCAATTTCTTGAGTTGAAATGAATGCTCTAAGAGTTTCAATAGCCTGTTCACCATATGAGGGTTGTGAGATAATTAGATTATCTGTGTCTACCCCAATACTTCTTGCATACTCCAAGTTTAGAGCATGTTCTGAATCTATAAAAGCTGCTATTCCTCCAGCACGTTGTACTTGTACAATAGCTTCTAAACAAAGCCCTGTTTTACCACACCCAGATTCAGCAAAGATTTCAATAATTTTACCAACACCATAACCACCTCCAAGTGCAGCATCTAAGTCAGGACGACCAGAACTAATAGTGTCTACTTCAGTTCCAGATTCACCCATTAACATTGCTACTTTTTCACCATACCTTTTATCTAAAGCTGCAAAAACATCAGTAATAGATTTAGGGAGTTTATTTACTGTCATATTAAGATTGTTTATCTTTATTTGTAAAATACTCATTCAGTAAGATAAGACCTTCTTCATGTGAGTACTCTTTTTCTTCACAAAACTGTTGAAAGTTTAGAAAGATTTGTTCCTTATCAAACTTTTTGATAAGTACAGGTAATTCTACTTCTTCTATTGAATACTTTTTCTCAAACTTTAATTTAACATCAATACCAGTATCTTTGAACTGTTCTTTATCCAAAGCTTTTAGACGTGACTCAGAACCTACAAACTCAAAACGAATAGTATCAGGACTATCTCTATGTATAGAAATAAGTTCTTTGATTTCTTCATTACTAAGTTCATCAATGTTCAAAGTAAGTTTATTAAACTTCTTAAAAACTCCCTGGACTATTTTATAAGACAAATCATCATAAATGATTGAAAACCCTTTTAAAGAATCTTCACCAAAACTAGACTGTCTTAGAGATGGTAAGTGGACTATGTTTCTAGAAATTTCATGTGTATTATGATAATGTCCTAAATAAGTCTTTTTCCACTTCTTTAAACTAGTTTTTGTAATAGAGGTTTTTTCACTAGTTTTTCCAAGATGAGACGAACCTTGCATCTCAAAGTGACTAATTAAAATGTCTCCACCTTCTGACTCCTCTATCATTGGTACTAACATAGAGTCATCAAAGAAAGGTAAAAGTGTTACTTTAACACCTTCAATTTCAATATTAGTGACTTCAGTATATAGTTCAACTCCAGGATGATGACTAAAAACATCAAGAAAAGATGTATATGAAAAATAGCTAGTTCGGTCATGGTTTCCAGGTATAAGAATATGTCTAATTCCTACACTATGAATAAGTTCAAGAATTTTATTAGCTGTATTTAGTACATTCTCAGTTTGGTTAGTTCTTGAATGAAAAAAGTCACCTGCAAAAACTAGTGTATTTAACTTATTTTCAACCATGTAGGTAACTATATGGTTGGCTGAAGCTAAGACAGCATCTTCATTTCCTACTCCTAAGTGTATATCATTCCAGATAACAAATTTAGCTTTCTTCATAACTCTTTACTTTATAATTAATTAGTATTTGGTAGATTTGATGAGGTAGTTGAATTCTATAGATTTCAGCTAGTTCTTTTATCAAGTTTTCTTTATATTCAAGATAAGAAAGTTCTTACTCTTCTCTACTGTCCCCATCTTCTTGGTACCTTACATTTTCCAAAATTCTTGACTGTAAGATATGAGAAGAATTATCAAGTACTTCTAGAATGTTATTCTCAGCAAAAGAAAGTGAGATACGAAGATTATTGTCTCCAATTCTTAACATCCCAAAGTTTTCACCTACCCTATAGGTAAATGAAGAGTCAATCTTGTTCCCAAACATTTTCTTGATAACAACTAAAGCTCTTAGTCTAAGAGTTTGTCGTATAGTACATTCACTATCAATAGTGATTGGAGGGTCAATATCAACCTTCATTGAAAAGTGTCTACGTTTATCTACGTAAGACTTTCTACTATGAGGGTCTGGGAATTTAAAGTCTATTTCAACTACTAATCTTTCTTTTCTTTCTACTTTGTGATTTTTTATCATAACTTTTGATTTAAAAGAGCCTATTTCAAAGTAGGCTCTTTTGATTTTTTTACTTCAGTTTACTAGTCTTCCATAAGTTTGTTCAACTCTTCATCTAGTTCGTTCTCATTAAGAGCTCCTTCTTCTTCTTCTTCAGAATCTTGGAAAGGTAGTTCTTCTTCTTCTAGAGCCAGATTGTACCATTTTACTAGTTCATCTTTTTCAAGAGTTGGGAGTTCTTGTCCTGGATAGTTTTCAGCTATGTAAGCTCTCAAGACTTTTTTCATCCCTAATGGAGTTACTAGAGTTTCAGAAGATGGTTCAGCTGCAGTTGTCTCTGATTTTACTTCTTTCTTTTCCTCTTTCTTTGGCTCCTCAACCTTCTTTCCAGCTGGTTTGTCTTCTTCAGACTCTTCCTTTACCTCAGCTTTAATGTTTGGAATAACATTAGCTTCAACTTCAGCTACGAACCAGTCATTTAGGTCTTCAAAGAATCTTTTGATAGCTTTCTTATCAGCTTTTTTGAACCATTCAGCATCCTTAGTTGGAGCATCGGCAATTTTCAAATCTAGTTTTGCTCCATCTTGTTTGAAAGAGATTCCTTGAGCTCTTTTTTTATCTTCTCCGATGAAGTCATAAGGTTTCAGGAAAATAGTTTTTTCAAGGTCCATGTTTAGAAGAGCTTTCATCATATCTTGACTATATCTATTGTTAGTAGAGATAGAAATAATATAAAGTTCTTCACTAGCTTTGAAAGTAACATTAATACTTTCACCATACTCAGCGTGTGTTCTAAATTCTACTTTAGACACTTTACCAGTCAAATCAGCATATCTAGCACCTTTTCGAGTACCAGTAGTCTTATCTGCTTTTTCATAATCTTGGGTAGCATAGTCTGGGTGTGACTGGTCTGCTTTTCTGTCCCAAATGTAACCTCCTGCAACTGATAAAAATGTTGCACCACCTTCTTGTACTTTTCCTAATCCTGACATAATAAAAATTTTTGTTTATAATACTTAGTTTTTTAAGGACTTCATTTAATAATAGATGCCTTGGGTCTATTAGTTTATTTTATGGAACCGGCTTTAGCTCCTTTAGAAATTAGAATTCCATTAACCTTCCCTTCAATAAGTCCATCAACAAACTCTTCTGGAGTTGTATTTGAAATAAAGCCATTTAGCTTCTTACTCTTATCTTGGATAGCCCAGTAAAGAGCATCTAGAGAATTGAAATTTCTTTCAGCTCTAATAATCTCTCTTTTTAGTTCAATCCATTCAGGTTCTGACTCATAACAAGTCTCTAAGGCTTTTTCAGTAAGTTTTACTGAAACTTCTTCACCATCTACTTTTATGATATAACTACCTCCTGACTTAGAAGACTGTTTACGTAGATTTGAACGATAGTTGTTTTCATAGATTCTACAATCAAGCTTTAGTCCAGCTAGATTAGATTCTACTTCTGCTTTCATTAGACCAACTCTATTGACAGCAGCAGTTACTGTTACAGCTTCTCCAAAAATGTTACTAGTGTCAATTTTAGTTAGACTGTCTACATTGACAACATCTTCAATATCATCATGTTTTAAAGTAATAGGACGGTCTCCTATGTGAATAACGTATTCCATATATTTGTTTTTAGTAATTACTTTTTGATAAAGATTAGTTCTACTTCCTTCATTATAGTTAAAAGTAGAGTTTCATCAATTTGTTTTTCTTTTTTGTATATCTCCCACTTCTCTTTTGATACTAGGTTTGGAAATTTTTCAAGATTACAACTCTTAGTAGCATAAGACTTTTCAATAGCTGAACAAGTACAGATTTCACACTTTCCAAATGGGATACAAGAATCTCTACATACCCAAATTCTGTAGAAAACCTGTTCTCTAGTATACTGAGGCAGTACTCTAATTTTATCTAAGTAGTATCTTGAATACCCTTGGAAAAAACTTTTGATGTTACTAAGAGTTATTTGTTCTAGTTTCATTATACAGCTATTTCAAGTTTCTTTGATAGTGGTTCAATCTTGAATGGAATATCAATGATGAAATCTTCTAAAGTAACATTGTAGAAATCTTTGTTTACAGGTAATGAAATTTTGATTGGTTCTGTTTGAGGAGTTCTTTTCAAAAGTTCATCAATAGCAAAAAGGTGTCTATCATAAACATGTAAGTTTTGTACATTGTACTTGAACTTTCTAAGAATATGGTTTTTACCTGTATGAAATGATAAGTGAGAACAAACTGCCATCCCTAACATTACATATTGCATAGGATTAATTGAAGCAGTAACTACAAAATCTTGACTTCTTTGATTTAAAGTTAAGTCAATAGCTATCTCTCCATTTAAAAGTTCTGAACAGCTCCAAAGAGTTTCATAGGCACAAGGTACAAGGGCTTTTGGGTCTTCAACCATCTGTTGCTCTTGCCATAAACTCATAATGTGTCTTCTTGAAAATCTATCATTTTCTAGTTTTCTGAGAAGGTTATTCATTAGGTTGTACCTTTTCACTGTATGACCATAAGTTCGACCTATAGAATGAAGTTTAAAGAACCCTTCTTTGTTAAGAACTGTATCAACGATAAATGGTTCCCACCAAGGTTGAATTAATGGATTCATCTCTTCAACTACATTAGTCTGTTTTTGATAGATAGCTTCCATATCATACCAACCACCTTTGATGGCTGTAGGCCTTAAACTGACAATTGGCAATTCTCCTTTGTCAATTCTGTAATCAAAACTCTTTTGAGTAATGAATTTACTGAAAGCTGGTACCCCATCACTCCAACTTGGTCTGGGGTTATAGTCCCATTCTCCGTGGTCTCTTACTTCTCTTAAAGTTTCAAGAAAGTATTGGTCTGCTTTTGATATTTTTTTCATAACTATTTTTTTAGTGTCATAAGGACAAGTGATACAATTGAAGAAGTACAAATAATAAGTCCTAAGATAGGTCTATCAAAAGAAATTTTTAGTGGACTAGTTGAGATTGAAATTTTAGCTATAAACATACATAAAATAATTATGTAGACTAGGGCTAAAATAAAATTAGGTTTTTTTAACATACTATTGCTTTTTTAGTTTTTCAGTTGCTACCTCTACACATCTAAAAGTTTTTTGCTTTTCAATATGTGTAACTTGTACAAGAAATTTTTTACCTCTATTTTTTAGAGCTGTTCCTTTATAATTTTTATTTTCAAAAGAGACCCATTTTACTGAGTCTCCTTCTTCTATCTCTACTTCTATTGACATTAGAATTGAATTTTTTTAATTTGTAGATAGTGAAGAAGTTTCAGTAGTTTTATTAAACTATTATAAGACTTGACTTCTTCAAACTCTTTTTTAATATCAACTATTAGAATTTCAGAAAAATGAAAATCTGTTTGACCATTAGGGTATAAAGGATTAACTCCAACTAAACCTACTGAATCATTCATTAGTTCTTTCACTTCAAAAGTTAAACCATTAAGTTTTGAGTATTGACTATGTTTGTTACTGATATTAATAATAGCTTTCATAATAATTGGTTTTTTAAATTTCTATGGGATAAAATTAAAGTAAAAGAATGGAATAAAAAACTTTTATTACAATTATTTTTAAAAAAGTTTTAAGACCTTAAAACAATGGTTCTAAGGCCTTAAAATTTTCCATCAGTATAAGAATACCACAGGTGGTGTAAAATAGGTTAAAATACCTTGATGTGGTTTCTTATGAAGTTTTTCTTTCCATTCTTAAGAATGAATAATCAAATTGATGTTTATCATCTTTTGGATAGTCTTCTCTTGAGATAATTTTGAAATCTCCCATAAACTGTTCAGCTGATGGAAACATAGTTCTTTCTCCTACTACATTACCAATGTTAGTGTTAACAATAGTAAGGTCAAGTTCATCTATGACAGACATTGCTTGTTGATAAATTTCTCCACCACCTATAATGTAAGAAACTCCAGAGGGACAAAGTTCAATAGCTTCTTGTAGTGAGTGTACAATTAAGATATTACCATTTCTTAGTATCCCTTTGAGATAATCTCTATCTCTTGTGATAACTACATGACATCTGTTAGGTAAGATTCCTGGTAAAGATTCAAAAGTCTTTCTACCCATAATAATATGGTGTCCTGTAGTAAGTTCTTTGAAACGTTTAAGGTCATTAGGCAGGTTCCAAGGAATTCTGTCATCAATAGCAAGTACTCCATTATTTGAGATAGCAGCTATTGAAATGAGTTTTCTTTCAGGTTTTTCAATAATTTTTTTGATATTCGGTTTTGAGTATCCAGGCCCCTTTAGAACTTTTCCATCTTCACGATAGATAGGTTTTCCATCTTCTCCTAACTTACTCATATTAGAGCGTTGGATTTCATCAAAAACTTCTTCAATCTTGTGTTGAAGTCCATGTTCAAGAATAGTACCACAAAGAATATACATCATATCACCAAGTGCATCTGCAATACCTACAATATCATTAGTAAGGGTTGCTAATTGGTACTCTTCATTCTCCTCTCTCATTAGTTCATAACGAAGATTTTTTCTGTCTTGGGAGATATCAGCAATTGGTTGTTCACTAACTGGAGCCCTGAAAGTTTTGTGGAATAGTTTTACTCCTTCTAATTGTTTTTTCATAATATAGTTAAAGTATTTTTAATTGTGAATTTTTATTTAAAGTGAACTGATTGGACTTGCTGTAAGTTTCATCATATTGGATAGAACCACTGAAGATTATTAATGATTTTTCAGACCCTACTAGTAACTTTTCAAAACGAGTAAACTCTTCTGACCAGATGAGTAGTTTGAATTGTTTATAGTTACTTTCAAGTGTTAGTCTAGCATACTTTCCTTTAACTGACTTACCTACCCTTACTTCAACTACATAACCTCCAAAAGAACGAAATACACTATAGTCTTGTCTTTGGTTAAATTCAAGTGGTGAACAAAACTGAGTGTCAATACCTTCATCTTCAGCTATTTTTTTGTAATCAATTATAGCTAAACCTGTTAGTTCTTTCTGTTTTTTTAACCACCACCAGGTTTCAGTTAAGTTTCCAATAGTGTATGGGTCAGTAGCTAAATTGGAAGGTTTTACTTTCTTGAGAGTTCTGAAAAACTTAACTAGTCTGTCTCTCTCTTGAAAATCTTCTCCTAGTTCATGAAGTATGTCAAAGGCTCCTGATGAAATCAAAGCTTCATAAGTCTGTTTCTTTACCTTTGAACCAGTAAAAGAGTGTCTTTCAATAAAGTCTTCAAGTGAACTATAGAAACCATTCTTTCTTCTCTCTTCAATAATCTGAAAAGCTGTATCTTCTCCAATCCCTTTAATAGAACCAATCCCCCAAAAAATATTACTAGATTCTTGTTCTGAAATCATACTAATCTCTGACTTATTAATATCAGGAGGTTTAATTCCAATCTTTTTGGCCTGGATAATTTCAGATAAGTAATTAAGTGTCTCTTTTTCATTAGCATAGTCTAAGGCTACTGTCCAAAACTCTATTGGAAAAAAGACTTTTAAGAATTGTGATATATAGCTCGTTAATGCATAGGCTGTAGAGTGACTATTAGATGTAACTATTCCAGATTCCATTGTAAGTGTATGAAAAGGGTCTTCCATCTCAACATCATATACATCATCTGTCTTTTGATAATCAATTGATTCAATCTCAACCAGTTCAGTATAAACTCCTTTAGGTTTTTCATTAACAGATTCCATACAATAGTCTCTAGTATAGAAGATTTTGTCAGTTTTGATGTCTATCTCTTCTAACATCTTTTCACCATTAGAAGTGGGGAACTTATGATTCAGGGTAGTAGAGATTGATTTACCATTTTTTAGTGTCATCTTATAAATCTCTCTTTTTCCTTGATAGTAGATGTCTATTATCTTGTTTTTCATTAGTTCACCTTTACTATTTAGTGAAGAAGAATTTCCATACCCCCTTCTTTTGTATCTAAGATGTTTCCTATAGAGTTCATTAGTAGTCTTTTTACCAGTAAATGGAGGGTTGTTTTTCAACTCATACATCTCTTTAATAGTAAGACATTTTACATCTCTTCTTTTTCCAGGTTGGAAGATTTTCTCATCTCCTGAAATACACTTATTGAAAGAATACCTAGCAAAGAATACCATAGAGTCCCAAGTTTCATTAAAACTCTCTAAAGGACAACCTCTTTCAAGAAACCCTTTTCTAGCACGGTCTTTCCAAGCTAGTAATACATCAAGTTTTAACTTACCCATTGCTCTACGGATATCATCTGATTCAACCATTGAAAGTCCAGCTATCTTTTGAAAAACTTCCATAATCTGCTCTTGGTAAATCAGGAGTCCATAAGTATCTTTTGTTATCTCTTCAGTACCCCATAGGTAGGTAGGTTTTCTACCTTCATTTTTACACTTAACATAAATCTCATGATAATGATTATCCATAGGTCCTGGCCTAAAGATAGCTACAGCTGCAATTAAGTCACCCATAGTTTGTGGTTTCAGTTTTTTAGAGTAGTCAGTTAGACCATCTGAACCAAACTGAAATACATCTCCATTCCAACCATTACTAAAATATCTATAAACCTCTGACTTAAAAGGGAGGTTGTAGATATCAGGTACTTCTTTATTGTTTGACTGAATCAAGTTTAAGATATCTTGAAACTTATCTAACTGTTTAATTCCTAAGATGTCTTCTTTTAAGAATCCAGCATTATCCATATCATCTCCACCCCATTCTGAAACTACCATTCCTTGTTGCATTCTTGTAGGTACCCATTCATTAGAAGACATAACTTCTGGAAAAATGATTACAGCACAAGGATGTATTGATTTAGTTCTTGGTTGATTCAGTAAGGTAGGTAACATGTATATATAGTCTGAGTTACTTTTAATGAACTGTTTTAACTTAGGTTCTGTCATTGACCTTTTAATCAAGTCTAAGTAAGTTAAATCACCATCGGAAACTATTGATGATATGAGATTAGCTTCAGCAAAGTCTACAGATGCTAACCTAGCAAAATCTTTTAAAATACTCTTTAGTTTCATAGTAGTAAAGGTACCTACAGATGCTACTTGAGTTACTCCAAAACGGTTTTCAATATAGCGTTTTACTTTGCCTCTATCTCTACCAGGAAAATCACTATCTATATCAGGCAAACTCCCTTGTTGTAACTTTAGTCCTGTTTTTTCTACTACTTTAACTACTTTCATCTTGACTCTTTTTAAGTTTATCTTCTTTTCTCTTTTTCCATGCTGACTTCATATTCTGTCTAGTTTCTTCAGAAAGACTTTTACCTTTAAGGGCTTTTGAAATTTTATCTTTAGAAACTTGTGACATTATCTTACTTGTTTGACTTCTAGAGTTTACTTCTCTTTGTTCCACAGTCATTATTCTACCCTTATTAGCTAAAGATACTTTTTCTCTAGACTCCTTTGAAAATACTTTTCCTAAATGTTTTAGTCCAATCTTTTTCTTATGTTCTTTAGATAAAGTTTTACCTGTTTGAACCTCTGAAATCTTCTTTCTAGTTTCTAATGATAAATATCCTGACTTATCATTAGTTTCAGTAAGTTTCAAGTTTAGTCCATTAGGACCTAAAACATCATAAAAGTCTTGATAGTGTCTTTCTCTTTCATTTAAAAGTGAAATTTCACATTCTTCAAGAATTTCAAAAGTGTGGTTTTCAAAACCGTGTTTTGAAAAAGAGGATTTTAGTTTGCCTGGAGCTGGGTCAGTTCTATGTTCTCTAAATCTCCTTTTAACATCTACTGATTGGCCTATGTAAACTTTGTTAGTTGGAGAAGTGAATTTGTAAATCCCAATCATACTAATTTAAGTTTTCAAAATTTATTTTATGTCCAGTTTCTTCATCTACAGTACTAATTAATTGTCCTGTAACTGTCAGATACCCTAAACCTGTATTGTTAATCTGTTCTTCAGCTAACTGAAAAGTTGGGGCTTCTATAATTGGGCCTACCCAAGTTTTGATGATACCATCTCTTGGGTCTATTGCTACTAAGTTGGTTGTGAATTTCATATTTAGTATTTAATTATGTCATCACCCTCTTCCACTTCATGAACTTGTACAACTTTTTCAACTTCATTTCTTAGTACTCTTACTAAAGTACCTTCTGCTAATTCAACAGTTGAACCATCTTCAAGTTGGAATGAAAATAGTGGTCTCTCTTCCCAATTTCCCATCCTTCCTGAGTTCAAAAATCTTTCAAACAGTAAGTCAAAATCTAAAGGGTCTACTTTAATGATACCAAGTAGATAGGCTATAAGTGAGCCACCGGCACTACCTCTACCAATTCCAGTTAAGATATTCTCTCTTTTAGCAAACTGAATAATATCATATAGTGAGAGAAAGTAGTCAATTACATCTCCTTTACGTAGTACATCAATTTCAACCTTTAGTCTATCAATATACTTTTGAGTATCTTTGATTTTCTTTTCTTTAAAGCCTTTTTTAACTAAGTGTAAAAATAACTCTTCACTTGAACCAAATTCTTCTTCTTCTTCAGGAGTCATCTTATATTTTGGAAGATGTCTTGTATTGGTATCGTATGAGAAGTTACAGTTTTCAGCAACTATTTGTTCATTAGAAACTGAATCTTTAAATAGTTTTATCCAACCTTTTGAGTTTTTAGTAAACATATTAATTAGTTCACTAGCATATTGGTCTTTAGACTTAAAGTACTGATTGTCACTTTTATCATCATAAGACTTAGACAAATCCCAAAGAACCTCACGTGTTCTAAAATCAGATTTTTCTAAATAGTAAGCATCAGTAATACTAATTGGTTCAATATCTTTACTTAAAATGAACTTTTCAAGATTATTGATATACCAAGTATCTTTTTCTTCATTTAAGAAGTTAACTGTATCAAGTTGGAAGAAATCAGACACTTTTGGATAGTCTGAAAAGTCAGTAGATTTAGGGTCTGTAATAATATACAACCCTTCTCTGTTCAATTCTAAAAACTCTTCTTCAATGTAATGTTTCCCATCTATATTTAAAATAGTATTAAATTTCAAAAGGTTTAACCATCCTTGAAAATCTCTACAGTATAACTTAATACTAAAAGACTTATTTTTAGAATTTATTACTGGAATTTCCATTCCCATAATAGACTTAATACCAGCTTTTTTACACTCTCCTTGAAATACAATAGCTCCACTAAGTGATGATTTTTCACAAATAGCTAAAGTCTTAACTTCAAGAAACTTAGCTTTCTTAACCCAATCTTTATATATACTAGTACCATTCATTAGTTCATAACCTGAATGTATCCCTAAGAAAGATTTAGTAGGTAATTTTTGTACAGATTTACCTACATATTTTAGTTCAGTAAGTGTTGGTTCTTCTTCAAATTTTTGAGTATACCATCTCCCTCCAAATTCATAAACGTAACTTTTTACGTCTTCACTATCATAGTCTTTAGGGAGTATTATTTCAAATACATTAGTATCATCTGTTACTATATAGTAGTAGTTATTATTAATAAATAATAGTCCATCTTCTATATTGAAAGAGAGTAACATCTCTTTTAAGTAAGACTCTAGTTTTTCAATTTGTTTCATATCTTTTAAATAAGGGTAAAATTAATGTAAAAGTCTGTATTAAAAAACTTTTAGAGAATAAATTTTATAAGAAACACCCGTTTTTAAAACGGGTGTTTTAGGTATTGTTTTTTAAAATCGGTATCTTCTATAGAGATGTTCTTTTTTCTTCCTGAGAACCTTTCAAAGATAGTGTCTCAGTTACGTACTTAACAGTCTCTTCCCAACCGTCTTTGTATTCAATAGGGTCTACTAAACCAAGATTTAAGAAAGCTTCTACACGTTCAACATCTGAACCTGTTCTTCCATCAGCTTTTCCATCAGGAGTTGGTTCATAAGAAGTAGAAGTAAGCTTCATTACATCATCAAAGCTAATACCCATTTTCTGAGTAGACTGGTAGCCTTTCCATAGAACATCAGTTTTGTTTAAATCTACAAAAGGGGTAATATAGGTTACCAGTTCACTATCCCAGTTTGAAATAGCAAAAGCGTGACGTAGAGAATCAATTGATTCTTGTCTACAGTCAGGGTAGATTGCATGGTCTCCACTGTGTACTCCTAATGCTATCTCTACTTCTTCTTTTTCTTCAGCAGTTGCCATTGATAAAGCTACAGCAAAAAGGATTGAACTAAAGATTACATTTCTATTTGGAACTACAGTAGCCTTCATACTCTCTGATTCATAGTGACCCTTTGGAACTGAGTTTCCAGAACTTAATAAAGAAGAACTTAGAAGACTTCCAACTGAAGTTAAGTCAACTTTATTGAAAGAAATAGGATACCTTAAACCTTTCATATGATTTACAAATTGTTCAGCTCTTTCTAGTTCAACTTTGTGTCGTTGTCCATAGTCAAAACTTACTGTTTTTAATTCATACCCTTGTGCTAAAAGGTGTAATGCTAAGCAGGTGGAATCCATACCTCCACTCAAGCTCAAAACTGCTTTTTTCATACTTACTCTTCTTTAAGTTTTTCTTCTTTTTTTGATTTCTTTCCAACAATAACTTCTTCAACAGGTGAAACTTCCTCTAGAACTGAATCTGAAGACCCAAACCCATTTTTACCTCTTTCTCCTGGGGAATGAGCCTCTTGCCAACCAACAGTACAATCAATCATTCTATGAACAATCATTTGAGCTACAGCATAACCTTTTGGTAGAGTGTGTGACTCTTTTGAACTATTGAATAACTTAACTCCAAACTCTCCTCTGTAAGAATTATCAATAATTCCAAAGTGGGGGTCTACTTCTTTTTTGAAAGCAAGTCCTGAACGTCCTTCAATCTTAAACCAGAATCCAGGGGTAATGTAACCTACTTCTATTCCTACTTGTACAACAGCTGATTCACCTGGTGGAATTGTTACTTCTTCAATTGAGAAGATATCAAAACCAGCATCTCCAGTTAACTTATCACTATAAGTTCTTTTTGGAAGAATAGCATCTTCATGAGTTTTAACGAAATTTATTACCATCTTATTTAATAGGTTTTAAATTAGGGAGATGTCTTATGAGAGTCTCCATTCTCTCTTCTACTGTTCCTGATAGATAGACTAACTGATTTTCATCTATGAGCTTTAATTCTACATGTTTGAATAAAAAGTTTACCATTTTATCTTGAATATCTCTTTGAATTACAGGGTCAAACCACATACCTGTTCTTACACTATCTTCTTGAAGAGGAAATTCAATTGGAAGGATAAAGACTTTCTCTATATACTTACACTGTTTTTTAAAAGCTATCTCTAAGTCTGTAGTACAAACAGTTGGGTCAACTACTTGTGAATAGATAATTTGGTCTATTAGTGACCTTGTAGCTATTCCTCCTCTTACTTTATGTGAGAAGATATTTAGAGAAAGTTCAACTTCATTGTGTATGATTTGCTTTTTCTTTTGGTCGAAGTCAAATCCACTTTTCTTCAACCCTTTTTCTAGAGGTCTTGATAACCCTTCCATTGTTACAAAAGAAGGGTTTAGTTTCAAGATTTCATCTACTAGAGTTGACTTACCTGTACCATGTGAACCTAAAAAGTAATTCATACTACTGTTGGATTAGTTTAGGAAGTTGGATTAAAGTTTCTGGTGCAAGCTCTCTATGGGTGAATCTGATAGGGTTAATATCAATCCCACCTCTTCTTGTATACTGACAAAGTACAAGTAGCTTTTTAGGTTTTAGTAACTCAAAAAGGTCATTGTAAATCATCTCACAAGTAGGTTCATGAAAAGCTTGGTGTGTACGTATTGAAACAATGTACTCAAGTAAACTTTCATAGGTAACTTCTTTTTCTCCTGGTTCATAAGAAATAAAAACCCTTCCCCAGTCTGGTTGATTTGTTATCTCACAGTTACTTCTAAGTAAATTAGAGTATAGTTCTACAATGTCCACTCTCCCTGGTTTAGCTTCTTTTGTCTTTAGTAACTTAGGGTTGTATTCATACTCTTTGATAACTAAGTCTTTTACAAACTCTTCAAGTTTTCTAGCACCAAAGTAGATAGAAGGGTCTCTAAACCCTTTTATTTCAATAACCTCTACAAACCCTTCAGCTACACCAGTAAGGTCTCTTGAAATAATTTCAATAAGAGTCTCTTTGTCTTCAATAACTGTATTATTGAAAGAGTTTAGGTATAGTTTTAGTGACTTAGATTCAAAGATGTTTTTTGAATCAGCTGGATTACTAATTCTTAAAACTAAGAAACAAGGTAAGCCATTTGGTTTCAAGAATGAAACTTCAAAAGCTGTCCAGATATCAGCACCATTCATTGGAGCTGTTAAACTTTTTCTTCTTGGACTTCTTGGAAACCCTTCCAATAGGGTCTTGTCATACTTATCAGTATAACTAGTAGTACTTCCTAATGCCTTTAATACACCCATTCGTTAATAGTATACTGTTTAAAAAAGTTAATATTATAGTTGATGATTTCTTCAGATTCTTCAGTAATTGAAATATCTAAGTTATCAGCCAACTTTAGTTTTGGTTTTGGTTGGTTACTACCATATTGAGTAAATCTACTCCCTATAATACCATGTAAGATGGGAGAAGAAGTATCAATACTAGTGATAAATCGTTTTTCTTCTTCAGTGTATAGAAGAAGTTCTTGTGGATTCTGTATCCCTAAAAAGTGTATTTCTAGTTCACTTAGTATAGTTTTTCCTAATTTTCCTAATAGATATTTGAAAAATTGGAATCTAATAATACTATAGTCTGAATCTTTGATACAGTCAAAGGGAATGGCAATGTAGTAGATACTAGCACTTGTATATGTTAGAATACACTGATAGAGTTCTCTAAATGAATTACCTTGAACAACTCCTATTGGAGTTATCCCTAACTCTCTCAACTCATCACGAAACTGACTATAGAAATCAATTGAATCTTTGAGAGTAGTTTCTTGGTCATGTACTGTATCTGGTAAAATCAAGTGAGATGGCTTAAGTTCTCTTGCAACTGAAATTAATTCTTCAAAAGGAATAGAAGCTCCTAGTTCAAAGGCTGAATTATCAAGAATAGAAAAATCACTTCTCTTCAACTCTTTTTTGTAAAACTCCCTATACTCAGAATCTTGTTTAATCAAGTGTCCAAGTACATATGGATAATCATTAAAAACCCTACTTTTTTCAAATAGAGTCTTGGGTACTTCATGAGATACTTTCATCTTTAGGGTCTACTACTGTTAATAATTGAATAAAACTCAGCCCTGGCTGATGGTTCAGTTTCAAAAGAACCACTAAGGGTAGCTGTATCCATTTGAGAATCATCATTCACACCACGGATTTTACAACAAAGGTGTTCACAACTAATGTAAACAGCTACTCCTTTATTATCAGGGAAAGTTTCATTTACAAAATCGTGAATCTGTTGTGTTAATTGTTCTTGTAGTTGAGGTCTTCTAGAGTAGTACTCTACAATACGGTTCAATTTTGATAAACCTGCCACTACTTTACCTGGAATATAGGCAATGTATGCCTTACCAATAAAGGGTTGTAAATGGTGTGAACATAAACTCTTTACTTCAATTCTCTTTTGTACCACCATACCAGCATACTTAGAGGTATTTTCAAAAGTAGTGATTCGAGGAGGTTCATCATAAGAGCCTGTAGTAGTCTCATTTATATACATCTTAGCTACCCTCTTTGGAGTCTCTCTCATGTTTGGGTCATTCTTCCAATCATACCCTAGTGCAGTTAGAAAGTCACCAAGAGCTTTTTCAGCAGCTGGTAACCTATCTTGTTTGTTATCGTCTCCTTTGAAACTTTGTCCAGAAATAATCTTACTCATAGTTATTAATTAAATTGTCTAAATTCCTTGTCTAGTTTTTCAAGTAGAGAAAGTATTCTCCTAGTCACTTCTAAAACTTCTTCTAAACTATCACACTTAGCTTGTGATTTATTCACATACCCTGATAAAGCTTGTACAATTTTAGGGTAGTAGTATGGTTCAGTAAATTCATACTTCTCAAGTACTCCATTTCTTTTTCCTTCACGAGTTTCATGAAATGTTAAAACAATTCCACTATCTCCATCAGAGGTAATGTACCACTTATCGTCTAATACGATTTTATTACTTTTAGTAAAAACTCTATTCATCTTTTAAAATTTAGTATTAGACTCCTTTTTTATTATCATAGACTAAGATATGAAGCCTATCAGTATACTTTACTCCTAATGAAAGACACCTTTCATACAACCACTGTCTTTTAGATTCAAGCTGTTCTCTAGTAAGTCCTTCTGGCATGAAGTACACATTTTGAAGTGAAGCTCCAATCTGTTCTACAAGTCCTAAAGCTTCTTCAATTTGTTCTTCATCTGAAATTACAAACTTAAGTTGGTAGCTATAGTTCTTAATCCACTTTTTAAGAGAAACTATATTTCTGTAGTTTTTCACGTGTAAGTCTTGGTCTTTTTGTTGTATCTTTCTACCAAGTTCTTTGATGAAAGTTCCAGGAACAGGGATTGAGTCTACTAGTTTTGGAGAAATAGAGACTAAATTTAATTCATCATCTAAGTCATCAATATAAATAGAACCATTAGTCTCTACTTCTACTGATAAACCTTCTTCTCTACAAACTCTAACAATAGATTTGAATAAAGTAGAACTAAGTAAAGGTTCTCCACCAGTTACCATTGCGTGTTTAATTTGTGGATTTAGTCTAATCACTTTTCTAATTTGAGATAGTGACCACTTCTTCTCTTTTTTGTCTCCAGAGTTCCAAGAAGTTTCCCATGCATCACAAATAGAATTTAGTCCAAATTGACAAAGGATGTTACACCCATTAGTTCTAATTAAAATCATAGGAGTCCCTACTGAACTACCTTCACCTTGTATTACTGGTACACATTCTAAAATGTTTAACTCTTTCTCTTCATCCATTTATTCTTGATTTAATTGTTGTTTTATAAATTCTATCCCACTTAATGAGATTACTGTTTTGAGGTTTTTTCTAGGGTTCATTAAAGTTCTCTCAACAGTACTCTTTTTTATCTCAAAGTATCCTGCTTCAATATATTTTTTGTAAGGTAAATTATTTCCTTCTTGTAAAATTCTCTTTTTACGAAGTAGTTGAAAAAGCTGGTTTCTACCAATTGTTTTTCCATCAACTTTGAACTTACAGATTTCAGCTACTGCCTTCATGTCTACATATTCAGCAGAAAAATTTTTCGTACCCATAGCTATAGATAATCAGCAAGATTTTCAACCCATTCTGAATCACTTAGATTTTTATGAAGTCTCTCTAAATTATTGAAAAGCTCTTCTTGGTTCTTACCTGATACCATTTGACTCTCAGGATTAGGTATATTAGCATAAGCTTCTAAAGCTTCAAAAGGAGATGTAAATTGAATCTCTCTAACTACTTTAATACTTGGTGGAGAGTAGCTGTATTCACATAGATATAGAATACCTAAAGTATCAGCTTTAATTTCTTGATTTAAAAATGTATTCATAATTTCATAACTTTATTGGTTTGTGTTTTACACCTAAAACTATATTATACCGGACTTTTATTTCAGTCGTGTATCCCATATAGAAACTGGTGTTCTCAACATCTTGAAAAGGGATTGAGTTTTTTGGTTGCATTTATTTAGTATTTAGTCACGTTTCTTTTTATAACAGAAGTACTCTTCTGTAACTATATCATCTAAATAGTATTGCCATACGAACGTAACGTTTATTTATTGGTAGCCTTCAAACGTACAAACTTATACTACCTGTTTCAAAGTCTAGTACTTAGCTAACAAGAAATCTTCACCCATCTCTGGAGGAGTTTTCACTCACTGTCTCTTGGCTAGTTGCTACTAGACTAGTGTGTCACAACTACTTCTGGGTTTTCAAACTTAGTACCAAGAATTAGCTGGTCCCACATATTTGGGTCACTCCATTCAGCTTTGATTTCATCAGAGAAGATAATGTCTTCTAACCCGAACTCAGAGGCAAACATTGAAGCTACATCAAACAAATCAGCCTCAGCCCAACCTGTAACAGTTTCAGCTACTCTAACACTTTTTAGTCTAAGATTTTCATCTTCACCGTTTCTGAAAATAGTGTTTTTCAAAATTTTATCAATAACGAAGGCAAACATTACTGAATACCCCTCAGCACTTGGAGAAATCGGCATAGTAACTACTCTGTCACTATGTTTATTGATAAAACTTTGTACCTCCTCTGTTTCTCTATCCCACATTGAGTAAGCATGGTCAAATGAGTCTAAAAAGTCTTTAATAGTTTTCTTAAATAAACCAAAATCATAGACCATACAGCCATTATCTAGTTTATCAGCCTCTAAAAAAACTTCTACTACGTAACTATGTCCATGAATAGATTTCTTACATCTATCAGAAGAACAATTTCTTACAACATGTGCCCCTTCAAACTTAAATAATTTTCTAATTACCATATCTTTGGTTTTAAAAAAAGACTTAATAAATGAATACTAAGTTCTTGTGATAATTACTAAATTGACTACTCTTCTGGAGAAATTTCTTCTTCAGACTCTTCACCTTCGTAAATATTGTCTAAATTTTCCTCTTCTTCAGGAGCTAATTCTTCTTCAGCTGTGTCTGGGTCGTAATCTAAGTCTCCAGGAACTGGTTTGTCTTCAGGTTTAAAGGTTTTTTCAGCCTTTGCAACTGACTCTTTTTTAGGACGTACAAAGATTTCTTCACCTTCGTATCTCCATTTATGTTTACCAGCTGACTTAGCCCAACCATTCAAAGCATCTTTTAGATAAGCTTCTGATGTCCCTACAGCTGCAGCAGCTTCAGCAACAGTCTGGTGTACTGCTATAACAATTGTTCCTGTCTCAAGGTCAAGTTGTTCAATTGGTCTCTCAGGAGCTGCTTTTCGGCCTCTTTTTCCTGGTTCTTTCTTTTCACCAACTACAGTGTGTCCTTCTCCTGTAGTTTCTCCTACCTTTGGAGCTGGTGTTTCTTTTTTAAGAGCTACTGGAGCTGCTGTCTTTGGTGCTGCCGTTCCAGCTGTTTTTGCAGCTTCTTCTGCTGCCTTTCTTTTTTCTGCTAATGTTGCCATTTTTTCAATTTTTAAGGGTTTGTGATTTATTTTACTATTATATTCTCGATATTCAATTTCTCCTAAACAGGAAGTACATATTCCTGTTTTACTATCAGGAGTTTCACTACTATTAGTGAAATCTGACATTAACTTAAGTTGTGTACACTCTGTACACTTTTTTCTTACTCTCATAACTATTTATTTATAGACTAACTTCTTGACTATATGTATTTTTAAGTGCTAGATGTTTAACTTCATCGTAATTTATTCTACGTCCTAGTGAGAACTCTGATGGAAATTTTAAGTTCTCATCTTTTCCATCAAATATTAAAACTTTTAACCCTTGATTAACTTTAAGAATTACTTCACCCATTGCTGTGATAATATCACATCCACTGTAAGTTGATTCTCTTTTTCCAGTTTCAGAATTAAAAGATATAACTGTATATCTATTTTTTTTAAAAATTTCTAGTACATTTGCTTGAGTTCTCATGATAATTGGTTTTTTAAATTTCTATGGGATAAAATTAAAGTATTTCTATCTAATAAAAAACTTTTATTACAATTATTTTTAAAAAGTTTTAAGACCTTGAAACTTGGTTTCTAAACCATTATCTTTTTAAATCAATATAAATATACCTGAATCCATATAACTTTTAAACTACCCATCTTAAAATTAGTTCTGAAACCTTCTAAGATTAATAATTAAAATCTAATTTCCTTCTGACATAAACTGTAGCTTGTCCACCATTTTCATTCCTCATACTTTTTAATAGTTCAATTAAAAGTTTAGCATTAGCTATCGTATCAGGAAGTGCCCTATGAGCCTCTTTCAAAGTTAGTCCTAATTCATTAGCACATACTCCTAAAGAGAAACTAGATAAACTAGACCATCTAAGTCTAACCCATTCTAAAGTATCTATTATAAAAGTATTTACTAATTTGTAAAATTCATAACCTGAGTCAGTGAACAGTTTATCAATGTAAGGTAAGTCAAATCCTTTAATGTTGTGTCCACTAATGATTGGCTTATAAGTCCCTACTGTATGTGATGTGATAAGATTTTTGAATCTATTACAAGCTTCCTGTGGTTCAATCCCTTCTTTAAGTAATTGTTCTATTGTGATATGAGTTACTTCTAGAGCTTGTGGATTATAACAACTGTTAAAGTAGATTTCAACTATATCAGAATGAACTGTCTCTTTTAGTTCAAGATACTGTTCATAAGTGAATAGTCTACTCTTTACTTTTTGTTCTTCTAGATACTGGTTGAAAGAGTCTATATCAGTCATTAGTATTTCAAGAGATTTTAAAGTAACTTCTCTATCTTTATATAATAGTGACTTTACTCTTCCTTCTTCTCCAGGAACAGCTAATTCATTGAATAGTCTTTTAGCTTCTTTATTTGATTCTTCTAATACACTTCTTAAATCTAGATAAGGTCTAAGCATTACTGAAAATTCTTCTATGATTTGTAGTGATTCAGAATCTACTACTACTCCAGCTATTTCAGTAATTGAATTTGTTTTATAAGACAAGCCTCCAGTTTCTAAGTCAAACACCAAAAATTTTTTTAAAGGTGAGTCCATTTAATTAGTTTTATAGTCTTTTAAAAAGACAAAGTTAGTATTATTTTTAATTTGACCGTTTAGTTTGAAAGATAGTAGTTCAGGTTTCATCAGAATTGATTCAGCAGCTAGTTTGATAGAACTAAAAACTTCACTTGTAACTGTATTAACAACACTTTTAGCTCTATTACCCTGTATTAACTTATTTCCTTTGTTTGACTTAGAAATCTTATTTTTCCAGTCTTGAGTATAAACATTTAGTCTTTTACTAGCCAATACTTCTTCTGAATATACCTTACCTTTCTGTGTCTTACTTATCTTCTCTTTACTTTCTAAAGAATGTTTAAAACCAGTACTTTTTACTGAACACTTCTTTTTTGTCTCATCAGAATGTTTCTTACCTGTATTAAAGGTCCTTAGTTTTTCTTTTGTTTCATTAGAGTGAACTAGTTTCTTATCACTAGTATTAGTTAAAATTAGATTTAATCCATTAGGTCCTAAAACATCATAAAAATCTTGCCAATAACGTTCTCTTTCATTTAAGAGTTCTATTGAACATTCTTCAAGAATTTCAAAGGTGTGGTTATCAAAACCGTGTTTCTTAATAGAGTTCTTAAGTTTGCCTATATGACAATCAACTCTGTGTTGTTTCCAACGAAACTTAATATCAACACTCTGACCGATATAGATTTTACCAGTCGGAGATATGATTTTGTAAATCCCAATCATAAAGAAATTTTTTACAGATTTATTTTAGAAAGTTTGGAAATTTTTTACGATTAATTTCGTAAATTTTCATTGTCTTCTTATCACCAAAATCCCATTGTATGTGATGTACTAAACATAAGTGATTGATATTCTCAGTATTATGTCTAAGTTCTGGATAAATTGATTTTGGTAGTATGTGACTGTACCTCCATCTGGCTATTACTTTTCCTGAACTATCTTTAAACTCAGTTGGTAGACTAGCTTGACATTCTTCACATTCATGATTTGAGAGACTAAAGCACTCTAAATAGAATTCTTCATCTTTGTCAATTTTATCCTGTGTTGTAGTCTTAGTAGTTTCTACTAAGTTTCTATAACTAGGAATTACATTAGGTACTTTTGGTGTCTTTCTACTTTCTAGTCTCAGTTCATTACATCTTTGACAAAGATTAAAGTGTTTATTCACTATCTCTACATCTTTTTCACATTTTTGACAAGCCATATTTTATTTAATTTTAAAAACCCCGTTTTCTTCATATAGTATGGAGCGTGAATTTTCAGTTTCTAACTTCTTTAAAATCAAGGATTTAGATTTCAGGGTTTGAATTGGATTTCAGGCCCGGTTTTACTCTATGAATTAGAGAGTTTTTATATCACGTACGTACACGTAAGATATATTTTAATATATACTTCGTATATGGGGTCAAAGCAAGATAAAAGCAAGATAAAAAACCTCTAAGTCAGGAGAGAGAGTTAAAAGATATATTAAAAACAGTATTAAAAACTATATACTGTAGAAAAAATCTCTGAACTTTCTCTCCTAACACAGGAAATTCCTGGTCAGTATGAGAGTAGTCAAAATCTTTACTTTAAAAGGGGTGAAAGAGAAAACAAAAAACCCAAAAAATCAAAAACCGTTGATTCTTCATATAGTATGGAGCGTGAATTTTCATCCAAATTTTTTAAAATTAAAAATTGGATGAATTCTCCTGTCTTAGGGGTCAAATATGGTTTCTAAGACCTTGTTCTTAAAAATCTATATAACTATACCAAAAAATAAAAAACAAGGCTTTTAAACCTTGTTTCTATTAGTTCATTATTCTATGTTTTATCTCTGCAGTAGCTAATTTTTTATGATAGCCCTTAATATAGTAAAGAGGACCATTATACAGTTTTGCTACTGTTGTCCAGTCCCTAATAGATAAGGCTCTAAAAAGAGTTTTATTAGAACGTATGAAAGCTAATCCAGCCCAAACCTGATTCTGTTCACTCTCTTTCATAAAATCTACAAAACTACCTACAGAACTAAAACCACAAGCTTTAAAATGAAGGCCTAAGACTTGCATACACCCCCAAGAGGTAGATTGCATTGCTTTGTCCGGATTCTTTGAAAAAGCTAGATTGAATGCCTTCCATTCTTTTTCTTGAGATTCAACTCCATTATTGATAAGTAGTTTAGTAAACTTCTTAAACCATCCAGGCTCAAATTGAATTTTAATCTTCTTGGTCTCTGAGTCAAAACCTTCTCCACTGGACTCTACTTCTACAAAAGCTTTTATAGATGATATTTCAATACCAAATTCTTCAGATAGTTTTTTATAGTTTACCATTTTATTTAGAATTTAAAGATTGAATAAGAGATGCCAACGCCTATGAATGATTGGAAGCTAGGTTCTTTCTGTATAGATAAGCCATAAGCTGCTACTGGACCTATAGACCAATGCTTTTCACTTTTTTTAATAGCTTTTTCTATTTCAAGATTTTTTTCTTCTTCACTTTTTTTGGCTAATTTTTCTTGTGAAAGAATTACTTCATTCAGTCTCTGAATTTCTTTTTTATAGTCTGACTTTATGATTGAGTCTTTTTTAGTTATTAGTTCTACTCTACTATTAAGTTCTTTTAGAGTTGAAGTATAGTTTTTTAGACTCTCTCCTTGTTTCAAACCTTTATAAAGTTCTAACGACTGCTCTCTAGTAAGAGTTAGAGTACTTATAGTTTGACAGATACTTATATATGGAGTCAGAACTAGAATTGCTATTATTAATAATTTTTTCATCTTCTTTTATTTTTTTCTCTGACTTCTTTTTGTCAGAATAGTACTTTTTAATTTCTTTGGTCTGATTTAATTCAGACTTAGAACTAACCTTCTTTAAGCTATCAATTTTAAAGTAGTTCAATTTTATTTCAGATTGAATTTTCTTTTTTTCATTTGATACTTTAACTAGCTTTTTATCTATTACAGTTTCAGTTCTAATATACCTATTATAAACTAAGCTCCCTAGATAAAATAACCCTATCAAAAAGACTATAATTGATAGGGTTTTTAAAATTCTTTGGGTCACTTACTATTTTTGTATTTTGTCAATAGAGTTTTTAGCTCTAGCTTTAGTTAAAATAACTTTTGTAGAAGTTATTCTTAAAATAGCGTTAAGTACTGTTGTAACAACAGCTACTACTGATAAGAATCCTGGAATATTTGTTACTCCAATAGCTTGTAAAAAATTAGCGTCAATCATTGGTAGAACCAATAGTATTATAGCTACGATGTTTAGTAAGATTACCTTACTTTGGTACCATTTTTTCATTTTTTTGTTTTTAAAATTAATACTTATTAAGACTTTAAGAGAGATTTAATCTTTCTTAAAATTCCTTCATTTAAAATTTCTATTACTTTGTCAAGAAGAATAAAGACTCTTCCCTTCTTTTCGAATCTAACTAATTCATTTTCACCAATTGATTGAATTTCGATAAGAACTACATAAATTAGAAGAGTGAACTTAATGTAAAGTAGAGCAGAGGAGTAGAGAATAAAACCTTGAAGTCTTAATGCTTCAAGTTCTAAACTATAGATAAACC